TGAAGCAGCCACCCCCGCGCTCGCTCTCACCGCAGCCGCCCTCCGCGCCCGCGCCCTCGCCGCCTCCACCAAGGACCAACCCCATGACGCCTGAACCCGCACAGCCAGCCGAAAGCCCGGAGGCGAGGGCGATCGTTCCTGTCGAGCCGACCGAAGAAATGATCGAGGCAGGAGCCAAAGCGTACAACGCCGTACCCGGTTGGGAGCATGAGGCAGCATTGGACGCGATCCGTTGTTGGTCCGCCATGCTCGCCGCCTCTACCGCACGCCCGACCGAGCGCGGGGCGGTGGAGGAAGAAGCCGAAGCGGCTTACCGTGCCGGATGGGTGCAATCTTCCGTTGATGCGATGTCTCGTGGATCGGTTGACGACGGCTGGCGCGACTGGTGGCATTATCGATCTTGGGTGACTTCGCAATCAGCCAATCCGCCCGCAGGTCAACCGCTAGAAGCAGAGCGGCTCAGAGCCGCCTTAACTGCCGCCAAGCAAGCTGCCCGGTATGTTGCGAGCGGCGACGGTGCCTACGACCCCTACGCCAGCCATGTCGAAGCGGTTGACGCTATCGTGGACGCCGCCCTTCAGAACGGAGGCGAGTGATGAGCGGGCCTGTACGCGTGCAGCTATCGCGCAAGAAGGGCTGGCGGATGCCGGAGAACACCGTGAAAGTGGACCGGACAACCGTTCACGGCAATCCGTATAAGGTTGACGGGTTCCGCCGCAGCGACGGCACATGGGAGGTCTTCCTGTGCACAGACGGTAAGCTAGCTGGCCCTCCCTCCGGCTACTATCCAACAAGGCGAGAGGCGGTCGCCGCCAGCGTCGACCTATTCCGACGCCGGCTGACCAACGAGGAAGGGGCTATGCTCCGGAGGCGTGCCGCCGATCTGCGCGGCAAGAACCTAGCGTGCTGGTGCCCTCTCGACGGCCCCTGCCACGCCGACGTGCTGCTGGAAATCGCCAATCAGGAACCCCGCCCATGAACCCGCACCAGAAGCCGCAGGAGGACGTGGTGGTCACGCAGGAGGATCGTCTCGCAGCGCTGGCGATGCGTCATGTGATTGCCGGTCAGCTTCGTCGCGTAGGCATCAATATCGATGTCATGTCGCCAGCAGACGACAGCCCCGAAGTCCAAGCCTTCGCCCGTCACCGCCTCTTGGCTTACGAAGCCGGGCGGCGCGATATGCGCGAGGCGGCGGGGAAGGTGGCCGTGGCGCACATGGGCGACTGTCAGGATGTCCTTAAAGCGATAGGCGCGGAGCAAACCGGGAGGCACGTCCTGAACGCTGAATTGGGGCCAATGGGCGCGGTCGAAGTGAAGATGTACCGGGGGAGGAACGGTCAGCGCATGGCGTTGGAGTCGTCCAACGGTGGAGCGTCTTTATTCGCCCTCCCCGCTGAACCTCTTGGCGGGGAGGGGAAGCCTTGACCCAAAACCGCGATCGGCGCAGACAGGGTTGAAGGAAGGCACCCCGATGTTCGACTTAGACACCCCTTGGCCTGGAACCGTCGTCGTGATCTTTTTGACGACGCTCGCGATGGGGATCTTGTCCGCGCTGGCCGCCATGTTTGTCGACCCGGACCTGCCGCGCAGCGTGCGCGAGTCCGCGGTAACCTGCTGGGCGGTGGGATCGGCGATCATCGCCTTCTTCACCATCGCTGTCCGTCACTCGAATTGAGGAACGACTGATGTCCGCAAGTAACTGGACGATATGCCCGCGCTGCAAGCGCCGCCACGAAGCGGACGCCACGCGCCTGCGCGCCGAGGCCGACGCCGCTTATGGCAACATGCAGCGCGATGAATGGATGGCGCTCGACACCAAGGCGCGCGAGGCCGGGTTCGCGTACACGCCGACCGACTTCCGCGAGGATTACGAGATCCACGGCGCGACCGAGGGCGCGATCAAGATCGATTACGCGGGCACCTGCCGCAAGTGCAAGCTGTCGGTTAGCCTGGACCACGCGCACCCGATCGACGGCATCGACGACTGACATGGAAACGACCGTCAGCCGCACCGTCCACCTCGCGAACGACCAGCGCCCTACGAAGACGCTGTGCGGCGAGGCGCGCGATGCGGGCAAGCTGCGCCGGCCGGTTCACACCCGGCTGGAGAAAGTGACGTGCAGGGACTGCCTGCACGTCGACGCAAGGAGGAAGGCATGAGCGAGGCACACAGGGCCGCGAGGCGGCTGGCGTATCTGGAGCGCTATCACGAAATCACCCAGAGCCTGATTGGCGTCATGCGGCTGAATGCCACGCCGGGGCAGCGCGAGCAGGTTCGGACATGGGACGAAGCGCTGGACGACTTGCAGGTCGCGCGCTGGCACGAACTCGGCGTGTCGTTCGGGGCGATGGGCCGCGCCAAGATGTTCGTCGTCGATGATGCCGCGGTCGAGCGTGTCAAGGCGGCTTTGACTGCTGAAGCACTGCTTCAGGACTCCGGAAAGGTGTCCGCGTAATGTGGCCGTTCCGCCGCAAGGCTAAGCCCGCGCCGCGTTCGATGCGCGAACCGATGGATACATGGCGCGTCGGCGATCTGGCCGAGTGCATCGAGGATAGCGGCTGGCGGGTCGGTGGCGGCCCCCGCAAGGGCGAGCGCAACTTCGTGTCCGACGTGTTCGTTGGCGAAAATTATCACGGCCAAGTGGGGTTGGCGCTCTATTTGGTCGGCGTCCGCCGCTCCGATGATTATGGGTTTGGCGCAGGCTGCTTCCGCAAGATCGTCGACGTAGGCGTCGAAGAGCCAACCCGCACGACTGCAAAGCGGAAGGAGCCAGCATCATGATGGACGTGATCGCAAAGGCGCTGAACGAGCAGCGGCGCGCGTTGCACCGGACGTTCGTCCCGCAACCGCCGGGAGCATCCGAGATCCAAGCGCTCACGTTGGCGTTCAAAGGCTCGGAGGTCGAGCGGATGCTGCGCATTGAGATCGAGCGCGATCTGGAACCGGAGTTTGCGCGCTGGCTGCAATACACCGGGCAGTCGGTCGGGAAGTCGTTCTTCGCTCACCAAGGTCCGTGGACGTTCCAGGGCGTCGACGTGTACGTGGTCAATGTCCTGCCCGCACCCGGCTGGCGCATCATCAACCCGTTGGTGCGGTGATGGGCTACTACGCGATCAAGATCGAGGTGTGGCCGTTCTCGAACGGGGGTACGGCCGAATCCGCCCGCGCCGAGGTAGCGCCGGCCGAGCGCCTGTTCCGCGTGAGGGCGCAGGACTTCGAGGGAGCGCTGACGCAGGCCCGCGCGCTGCGCGACGGATGCGGATCACACGACAAGGTATGGCAGGCCCATATCCGGTCGATCGACTATCAGGGGGAGCGGGCATGAGGGTGCATCTCCGCAACGGCCGGCTCGACAGCCGCCACCCGACCACTCGCGGCGAAGGCGTGACGTGGTGCGGCAAGAAGCTGATCGGCAAGGAAGAGGGAAGCGCGGACGGCGTAACCCTGTACCTCGTCTACGGTGACGAGGTGCGCGTGACGCTCGACCCCGAGCAGGGCACATGCCCGGCGTGCCGAGAGCGGTTCGATTCCGCGTACAATGCGGCGTTCCCCGATGGCCTGAAGCCGATCGCGACTATCCGGCTGGATGATCCAGACGCAGGCGAGAAGCTGAAGAGCCTGATGCACACGCTCGCGAGCGCGGGGGTTAGACCGTGATCTGGCAGGTCATGCTCGACAGCGGCCACACGCTGTCCCACGGCTTCGGCGATCGGGAGAAGGCGCGTGCCTATCTCCGTCAGCACAACGCGCGCGCTCGGGAAGGGCAGCGCGCCGTCGCCCGCGGTGAGGAACTGGTCAGCCTGCGGCTTGCGGTCGCAATCATCAGCTACAAGCGGTGCAAGCCGGTGCCTATGCCCGGCCGCGCCAAGGGCGGGAAGGCGCGCGCGGCCAAGCTATCGCCCGAGCGCCGCAGCGAGATCGCCAAGGCCGCGGCACTGAAGCGCTGGAGGAAGTCATGAGGCTGTACGAGCGCGAGGGCGATCGCATCGTCTTCAAGGGCATTCCCGCATTGATCGCCATGCCGGGCATCCTCGTCTTCTACGGATTGCTGATAAGCGCGTTCGTGGTCGCCGCAGTGCTGGTAACGGCGGCGCGCTGGATCGGTGCTGGCATCGGCGTTGTCGGCGTCGCCGCCTATCGCATGGGGAAGCGGTCATGAGGCTCCGCACCTGCAACAACCGCCGCCGCGCCCAGGCGCACCACGCCACCACACGGGCCAGCCTGAAGCGGGTGTGGAACAGGCTGGAGCAATCGCTGCCGTGAGCCATTGGGAAACAGCCGGCGCATCCGACGAATGGTACACGCCTCCTCACGTCTTCGCGGCGCTCGGCTGCACGTTCCACATGGACGTGGCCGCCCCGCGCTGGAATAACACGCACGTCCCGGCTGTCCGCTCGCTGCATCGTGACGCGCTCGACCGCCCGTGCACCGGCTTCGTATGGATGAACCCGCCCTTCGGCGGTCGCAACGCGCTCGGCCCGTGGCTCGACCGGTTCTTCGATCATGGCGACGGCATCGCGCTCGTCCCCGATCGCACCAGCGCGCCGTGGTTCTGGGAAGCATGGGAGAAGGCTGACCTTGTGCTGTTCACGCGCAAGATCAGGTTCCTCCGTCCTGACGGCTCCGAGGGTGTCAGCCCGTCGAACGGCACGGCGCTGATGGCCGTTGGCCCGCGCGGCGTCGAGGCGCTGAAGCGCGCAGCCACGCACGGGCTTGGCATCCTCGCGTCGCCGGTCCATCTTTAACAATCCTTTAGGACTCCAGCAGCAGTGTCGAGAATGCCCGAAGAGGTCAGAGCCGAGATCGTCCGCCGGCTGGCGTGCTACGAGACGCCGGCTGCTGTTCTGCGCTGGCTGAAGGAAGAGACGAACGAGGATGTCACCATCCAGGCGATCGTCTGCTACGACCCGACGCGCTACGCCGGTCGCGAACTTTCCGAGAAGTGGCGCGTGCTGTTCGAGGCGTCACGCAAGGCGTACCTGACCAGCGTCGAGACTGTCCCGCTGGCGAACCAAGGCTATCGCCTCGCCCAGATGCAGACGATGTTCGACGAGGCGATCAAGGCGAAGAACCGCGGTCAGGCGCTCCAGATCATGGAGCAGGCAGCGAAGGAGATGGGCGGCGTCTACTCGAACGTCCGCACGCTCAACACGCCGGACATGGCGGGCGGCGGTGACCAGATCCCGCAGCATGAGCGCGCGCAGAAGCTGGCGTCGATCATCGACGGCGCGCTCGGCAGCCTGAAGAACGTCACCCCGCTACCGGCGAAGTAGGAGAGCAGCATGGACGAAGCCCCGGAGCCGACGCCCGACATCGCGAGCGGGATGCTGATCGCCTACCAGTTCGTCCCTTGCCTGCCCGGCCATGAGGAAACGTACACGCAGCTGCGCGACACCGCCGTTAACCGCGGCGAGCCGGTGCGCCTGATCTCCGCGAGCGGTCACGAATGCGCGCTCCTGCCCTTCCGGGGCGAGTGGCGCGGGTCGGCGAGGTAGCGTTACGAACGGGCTTGACTATCGTTACGAACGGGCGCACACGTTCGTAACGGAAGGCAACCGAGCCCGCGAGGGCTGCTAGGGAGAATGATGATGGCGACAAAGACCTATACCAAGCGCATCTCACTCGACTTCAAGGTCGAGGCGAACGACCAGAAAGAGGCGACGGCGGAGATCGCGGACTTGTTGGCGCAGGTTCGCCGCGAACTGCCCACGGGTGTTTCGGTGTCGATCACGGGCAGGACGCAACTGGCATGACCTGCCCCGACTGCCACAGCCGCCCAACCGGGCGCGGGTGACGGCATGGCGCTAACCAACGCCGAGCGGGCAACAGCACACCGGGCGCGTCAGCAAGAGAAGCTGGCGCGCTCGCAGCGCATGGAGGCCGCGCTGCGCGAGATCATCGCCGGGCTGGCCGACACGAAGACCACCAAGGGCCTCGCCCTCCGCAAGATCGCGGAGGCGGCGCTGGCCGAAGAGAGGAAGGCATCATGAGCAACATCGAATGGGGACCGGCGATCGAGGTCGACGGCAAGCGGCCGGCATGGCTGGTCGGCGCTGATAAGTTTCAGTGGGAAGACGGGAACCGGCCGTTCGGCGTGTGGAATGACGATATGTGCACCACCGGTGATACGTTCTGCGATTCTTCGTGGTGGCGGCTGACCTATATCCGCCTCCCCGCCGACCACCCGCACTACCGCCAGCCCATCGACTGGAGCGCACCTATCGAGGCGGTGCATGAGGATGGGCGGGTCGTGGCGGTCAAGATCAGCATGGGGCCGTATGCAGGCAATCAATATGACCTGACGCCGGAACTGCCGAATGATGATCCCGAGGGCTTCGGGCATTTCACCTTCGCCGAGGACGGTAGCCACCACATTGCGAAGTGGCGCATACGCAACGTCGCCACCAAGCCCGTCAGGACCGCAGCCGAGATGCTGGGCCGTCTCGAAGCGCTGGCGCGGCGGCTGGCAGCCCCCGATCAACCCGGCGTCCACTACGTCACGCAGATGGAGCCGCTGCGTGAGGAAGCCCGCGCGATCGTCGCCGAGATGACGCCGCCGGTCGACCCGGATCTGATCGAGGCGCGGAAGATCGCGGCCGAGGCCGAAGACGCGCCTCATGGCACGTTGGAGGATGTCGCCTTGGCTGCGATCAAGCGCGGTCGCGAACTGGAGCGGGGCGCATGAAGCTGCTGAAGCGTCGGCTGCTCGCTATCACATCCGGGGCCGGCATCAGCTTCGCGGCGGGCATCGTGCTAATCAGCCACGAAATGATGAACCTCGCGCCCATGTCGATATTCATCGGGATCACATCGGGCTTGATGGCGATCATGCCGAAGGACGCGGCATGAAGCTGCTGGCCCCCCTCGCGGGTATCGCCATGATCGTTGGGGGCGGCGCTGTCATCGTCGCCTCCTTCGACCGTATCTCGAACCCAATCCGCGTCATCGACGGCGACACGCTGGAGATCGACGGCGAGCGGATCCGGCTGAACGGCATCGACGCGCCCGAGATGCCGGGGCACTGTCGGCGCGGCCGGACGTGCGTGCCCGGTGATCCGCTGGCGGCGCGCGACGAACTCGCGGCTGGCGTCGACCTGCCGGGCGAGATCTACGTCCGCCGCTTGAAGCGCGACCACTACGGGCGCACTGTCGCCCAGGTGACGATCGGTGGCGTCGACCTGTCATGTCGGCAGGTGGCGCTCGGCGCGGCTGTCTACGTCCCGCGGTGGGACGAGGGCCGCATCATGGAAGGAAGCTGCGAATGACCACGACCATCAAGACCCGCGGACCGCTGACGGTCACCAACGTGCTGCACAACACGGACGGCGACCGCCGCTCGATCGCGCAGGACGGCTCGAAGTTCGAGAAGACGACCGAGGGCAGCTGCGTCATTCACAACACCCTGTCCGTCGAGATCGAGGGCGAGGGCCGCATCGAGGTGAAGTCGTCCAGCTTCGCCACCGAGATCGTCAGCGGCGGGACCGTCGTCGCTGTCGTCGACGCCGGAGAGACGGGCGCGATGCCCGTGTCCGGCACCGTAACCGTCCGTCAGGCTGAGCCGGCGGGCATTCAGGAGGAAGGCGCATGACCGACACCCCGACCCGCTGGCGCAAGCAGCCGGTGACCATCGATGCCGTGCAATACCGGCTGGAGCCGTTCAACGCCCCGGCTGGCGCGACGGCGAATTGCTTCAGCGCATTGCCGGAATGGCTGAAGGATGCGCTGTGCGCTCGCGTCGGAGCCGAGGGATGGGCTGGTTGGCAGCCCACGGCAAAAGACCCGTTGGCGCAATATCTCCAAATCGTGACCAAGGAAGGCACGATGATGGCGGATGTCGGCGACTGGATCATCCGCGGCGTGAAGGGCGAGATCTACCCGTGCAAGCCCGACATTTTCGAGGCGACCTATGTCGCGGCCGACGAGCCGGGCAGCAGCGATGACCTGCCGCCCGACACGTTCGCGCTGAACTTCGCCAGCAACGATGTTTATCGGCCGACCGCCGAGCAGGTCGACCAGCAGCATCGCCACACGGCGCTGCACCTCGCCGTTGGTGATCCCAGCGCGCCGACGCCGCGTATCGTCGAGCGGGCGGAGGCGTTCCGCGCCTTCCTCGCCGGCCAAACGCAGACCCCGCCGCAGCCGCCGTCCGGCTACCCGGCGCACGTCGACCGCATGATCGACGAGTACCGTCAGCTGAACGCGAAGTGGCAGGCGCTCGGCCGCTTCTTCGAACAGCCCGCGTGGGATGGCGTGCCGAACGAGGAAGCGCAGGCGATGGGCGAGCAGCACGACGCCATGTTCCGCTACGCGCAGATCCTTCTCGACCGGCTGAACCGCGCCGGTGTCAGCAAGGAGGCGCTGATCTGATGCGCGGATGGGGGCCAGCGAACGCGGCGCGGACCCGCGCGACCGACGAGAAGCGCGACCGTCTCACCGCGGCGCTGGCTTCCTCCCGCACGTTCAAGGAAGCCGCATGGCGCGCGGGCATCCCCGTCCGCACCGCCACGCGGCTTCTGCCGGCATCCGCCCGATGACGGCGGCTCCCTTTGAGCCGGGCGCGCCCATGAGCAATCATGAGAAGAGCCGGCGGCTGAACGAGGCGCGGCTCGCGAAGGTGGCCGCGGCGAACCGCCTGCGCCGGCCGTGCCCGCACTGCGGGCTGGCGATCTCGCCCGAGGGCATGGCGCGTCACGTCGCGCTGTGCGCCGACGAATGACCATCCCGACCAGCGAGCATCAGGCGCGGCTCGACGGCATCATTGCGGCGAAGCGCGGTGTGTCGTTCCTCGACAACCCGTACCCGCTGGGCTGTTCCCGTAGCAGGGCGTGGACGCGCGGCTGGCGCGCGGCGCAGGCTTTCGCATGACGTGGCAACCGCGTGAGCGCTGGCGGAACGAGACGATGATGCTCGGCCCGCACAAGCTGCTGGGGCATCTCCAGCAGGAGTTCAACCAGCTTGGGATGCAAGACCCGCCGTGGTGCATCCACGGCTGGGAGCATACCCACATGGGCTGGGTCGGCTGCGCTATCCGATCTGTCGAGATCAAACCGGGGCAGGACGCATGAAGAAGGCCGGCTATCGCCCTGGCACGAAGGCTTGGGCTGTCGCGCACATGGCGCGTTGCAAGCGCCGCGATCGCGAGTTCGAGGAAAAGGCTGAGCGATTGGCTGCATGGGGCAGGCTGCGCCGCCGCCCGAAGAAGAGGTAGCATGTTCGCCGGCTGGCTTCGCGATCACCTGACTGCTGCCGGAGTCCAAGAACTCTCCGGTCAGGAGATCGTGGAGCGGCTGGGCGCTGAGCGCGTCGAGAGCCTTCTCCAGATCTACGAGCAAGAGCGGTGGGAGCAGAAGTACCGCAAGTTCGAGAACCTGTTCCCCGAGAAGTTCAAGAAGGTCGGCGATGGGGAGTGGTCGGATTACTGGCCGCGCTCGGGCTACCCGCGGCACATGGAGTTCTTCAAGGCGGGCGCGCAGTACGTCGAGCGCTGCTTCATGGCCGGCAACCGCGTCGGCAAGACCGTCGTCGGCGGGTACGAGACGACGTGCCACCTGACCGGCATCTATCCCGACTGGTGGGAGGGGCGACGCTTCCGTCACCCGATCCGCGCGATCGCAGCTGGCGACACCAACGAGACGACGCGCGACATTATCCAGGTGATCCTGCTGGGCGACATCCAGCATCAGGGCGCGCGCAAGAGCGTGGACGGCTCGGGCATGATCCCGACCGAGTTGATCGGCCGCAACCCCGGTCAGCTTGCGTGGAAGCAGGGCGCGCAGGATCTGATCGACAACATCAAGATCCGTCACTCGTCGGGCGGCTGGTCGAAGCTGAACCTGAAATCCTACGCGCAGGGGCGCAAGGCATTCCAGGGCACGGCGCAGCACCTGATCTGGGTCGACGAGGAACCGGAGTTGTCGGTGTACGACGAGGCGCGCATCCGCACGATGACGACCGGCGGCATTACGATGATGACGTACACGCCGCTGGAGGGCCTGACCGAGACGGTGCTGTCGTTCCTGCCCGAAGAGATGCGCCCGGCAAAGGACACGCCGCTGGAGTCCGGCGATTGGGGCAAGTGGAACGACGCTGAAGAGGAATGATGCTGCGGGCCGGGATTCAAACCCGGAATACGCTGGTCCTTCACGGAGCCTGAGTTAGCCCGGTGCCCAGCTTCGCCTTACGACTTTCAGCGTCTATCGATTCCGCCACGCCGCAGCGCGCCGGTAATAACCGATAATGGCCGGTAATGAAAGAGGGCGCGGCGGTCACTGAGGGGGGAGAGGGCCGCGACCGCCGCGCTAGGTAACTGCGTCCGTAGGAGAGGGCGAATCGGATATAGCGGAACCGGGTTGGTCGTGATACCCCTGCGCGCGGGGTGCGCTAGGGAGATCAGCATGAAGTTCCGTCGCCTGCTATTGGCGGTCACCGCCTTGGCCGTACCAGCCGCATCCATCGCGCAGACCGTTGTCCGAACGGACGACCGCGCGCCCGGCCGCCCCGGCCGCGTTGCGGTCACCACCGCAGACGGCAACATCGCTCAGGTCGAGGCGGTCGTTCCGATCCGCGCTGACGGGACGGTGATCGATCCTGCCGGCGGTGGCGGCGGTTCCAGCGCGGTGGCGCAGGGATCGACCACGGCGGGCCAGTCGGGCGGGCTGACGCAGGCCGCAGTTGTGTCCGGCGATCAGGCGTACACGGTTGGCACCACGCAGCCGCTCACGCTTACCTCGACCGGCCGCCTGAAGGTTGGGTTGAGCAGCCATGCGCCGCTCCCGCCCGGCCCGATGCCCGCCACCACGACCACCGCCGATATTGTCGGGTGCCAGTACCGCGCTTCGCCCGTCACATGGTCTGATATGTGGACCGGTTCGATGCGGTGCGATAGCAATGGTCGCCTCGCGACTGTCCTCGAACAGCCGCTTCCGGCGGGCACCAACGCGCTAGGCTCCGTGATCGCGGGAGGAACGGTCGCTGATGGCGTGGCGCAAACTGGGAACCCTGTTCCAATTGGTGGAGCATTCGTTACGACTCTTCCCGCGTACAGTGCAGGGCAGCGGGTGCAGGCGCAGTTTACGTCACGCGGTCTGCTGTACACTGCGATCGGCGGCACCAGCGGTTTGCAGGCGCAGGTCGCTGGTGCATCACTGGTGGATGCTACCGCCTCGACAAATGGCATGTACGTCGTCGGGCAGGGACTGGTGTTCAATGGTGCGACATGGGACCGGATGCGCGGTGACACCACCGGCCAGTACGTGGTCGCCAAGGGAACGGCGACGCTGACCAGCGGGCAGGTGTCGGTCGGCACCACGGCAACCCAAATCGTTGCGGCGCAGGCCGGGCGCGGCCGACTGACGATCACCGTCGATGCGGCTGTGAAATGCTACATCGGACCGAGCGGTGTCACGACCACCACCGGCTACCCGCTTCAGGCGACGGCGGGCGCAACGCATACCATGAACACTGCTGCGCCAGTCTTTATGGTCTGCGGGCAAGCCGCTACGCCCATCGGCTACATCGTGGAGTCCTGATCCATGCGCTACCTATTCGCATCCCTCGTCGCGCTGTTCGCCGCCCCGGCCGCAGCGCAAACAACCTACCCGCCTGTCGTCGTTGTGCCCTCGTCGGTACAGCAGACAATCGACGCAGCCGTTGCCAAGGCGGATGCCGCCGCCGCCGCCGCCGCTGCCGCGTGCCAGCCTATGGCAGTGGTCCCGCCGACCGAAGTGCCAGGGGGCACCACCGGCAGCGGCACGAACTGCCGCTTGGTCAACGCGGCTGACAACCGCATCAGCCGGACCGGAATCTTCACGGTCAGCGCTGGCGGCGCGATTCTGTGCGGCGGGTCGACGACCTGCGCATGGCTGGATAGCGCCGGCAACCCCGCTCCCCTGCCGGCGGGCGCGGCCAGTTACCCCATGTTCTTCACGGCGATCGGTGCAACCGGTGCGCCGGGCGTGAAGTGCAAGGTCACGTCCACGACCAATACTGGCTTCACCGGCGCGACCTGTGTTCAGTCGGTCGCCTCGATCAGTATTCTTGGCGCGGCGGTGGAAGTTGCAGCCGCGACCGGTACGCAGGTTTTCGCCCTTTCTCTCCCCGCCACGCAAGCGAACCGTTGAGGTAGCCATGCCGACGACCATCCACATCCCCCGCGCCGCTTCGCCTTTTGGGTCGCGCGTACCGATCGGCCTGAATGGCCGGGTCAGTTACATCCCGACCGGCGAAGATTACGTCGCGAGCGATGCGGAGGTTGCGGCCCTCCAGGCTCTGAACATCCAGACGCAGCAGTTCCTGACCACTGTGCCGGACGGCTTCATCCTGCTGTCCCAGCGAACCTACGGGTCGCGCGTGCCGGTCACGATCAACGGTCGTCTCGACTTCCTGCCGACTGGCGTACCCTTCCAGCCTGACGCATCGCAGCTTGGCGCATTGATAGCCGCGGGTCGAACGTACCGCTCGGGCGGCAGCACGCCCGTATTCACCCTGCTTCCGACCATCGTCGGCTCCCCGCAGGTCGGCGTCGCAATGGTATTCAGCGATGGCGTCCCACCGCTCGGCTATCTCGCGACCAAGCGCGAACTCGTTGATGCCACGACAGGCACGGTCCTCGCGTCGGCCGACGCCCCTACTGCGCTTGCTTATACGCCGGTGTCGGCCGACGCTAACCGTCCGGTCTTCTTCCGCCTCACGGTCGCCCTTCTGGGCGCGACCGTGACGGTGAGTTCGGATGCGAAAACGATCGCCGTATTCAGCGGACGCCGAACGAACGAGTTCGTCACTTATGGCTTCGGGCGGCAGACAGCTTCCGGCATTGGTGGCGTCCCGTTGGCGAATCCTGAACTCGGGCTTCTGAAGACGGGAGCGGAGGCCCCCACGTCGTGGACGATTGCAGCCCCTTCGCCTGGCACTCCCGCGCACTGGACGACGGGCGCGCGCACCTCGACGCCCGTTCCGAGCGCGACTGGAGCGGCGAACTTCCTGCCAGACACCCAAGCGGTGTTCCAAGTGACGGCGGCTTTCGCGGACGGGTCAACGGAGGTCAGCACGATCACTGCCAACGTGTTGCCGGACGTGTTCACGCTCGGGCAAGCGGACAACTTCAACGCCGTGCCGACCACCTATGGCGCGCGTGTGGACGGCAAGACGATCGAGATCGCGGCCGGCGCGGACTATCTGGGCGTCGCAGTGCAGCCAACGGGCAAGCTGATCGCGACGTGGCGGTTCACCAACCCGACTATCTTCCGCGCTCACGATACGGCTCGCGTCCGTTGGCCGGCGGCATGGCTGGCCCGCTCTTGCTCGAACGTGACATTCAACGACCTCATGACGAGCGACAGCGACGGGACGAACGTCGTGTCGCGTTTCCAGATCGGCCTGGACGGATCCGGCAACCTCGCGTCAGCGGTCACGGTCAACCGGTTCCGGCATTTCGGCACTCGCACCTACTATTACGTGAACACCACGACCGCCGATCAGAACAAGAGCAAGCCGCTGTTCTCGATCGGTGGCAATGCCACGGTCACGCTGAACGATTGCGACGGTGAGTTCGTGCGCGCGGGTTGCGCCGGTTCGAACAACAATCCCGCTGGCACGGTGACGAACGTCACGGTCAACCGGATGCGGATTCGCCACTTCTGGGACAACGCCGATATCACCGGTACGGGCGACGGCACCGAAATCTGGACGTTCAACGATTGCCGGTGGATCGCGCCGGATCGTCTCGACGTGCGCGGCGTCGCGACCTCGAACCATGCCGATGCCTTCCAGATGAACGCGCAGAACCGGAATTGCGTCGCCACCTTCAACCGATGCTGGAGCATTCAGGCTGACGGTGACGGGCTGGCGCAGGGTATTTTCGGCACGCTGGCCGCGAACGTCACGAGCGGCGCGCACGCGAACACGTACAATATCAACGGCCTCGTGATCGCAGGAACGATCACCGCCGCTGTTGGCGTGTCGGAAAGCAAGGCGTCGACCATGCGCAACATCACGACCGTTCTTCAGCGCCCGGTTGTGCCGCTGCGCGACACCACGATTGACGTGATGCCCGGCGCAAACAACAACAGTTTCACCGCCCGCACCGATCAGAACCAAGGCGCGGCCGGCTATCAGGGGCCGAACGCCTTGCTCCGGTCCATCTTCTACGGGCAGGTCAGCAATGGCGGCGTGTTCGACACGAGCGACGGGGTTACGGCGCTGGGCGGCACGCTGAACGGCCTGCCCGATTACAGCAACCATTTCGCCTCGAACCCGACGATGCTTCTGGAAGCGTTCGATTGGGCCAATGCGACATGGGCGCAGATTGAGGCGCGGGTTCGATCGGCACTCGCGCCCAAGGTGAACGGCGCTCTCAAGCGGGGCGACGGTTCATATAACGGGGCATTCAACCCGGATGGCACTGACGCCACCAACGCTGCGCCCTGATGCCGGAGATCAGCGAATCCAAATACCTTGTCTCGGCGGGATGGGCTGACGTGCCCCATCTCGACGAGGCAACGCGGAGGAAGATGTTGAACGAGACGCCGCCGCACCTGCGCGACGCGCGCTCAAAGGGTATCCCTTCGCTCGGGCAGGGCGCGATCTACCCGATCGCGGAGAGCGAGTTCGTGGTGCCCCCGTTCAAGATCCCTGCGCATTTCCTGCGCGGCTACGGCCTCGACGTGGGCTGGAAGAGAACGGCTGCGGCCTTCTTCGCGTGGGATCGCGATCAGGACATCCTCTACGTCACCAGCGAGCATTACCGCGGTCAAGCCGAACCGTCCGCGCACGCCGCGGCGATCCGCGCGCGCGGCGAGTGGCTGCGCGGTGTGATCGATCCGGCGGCCAAGGGCCGGTCCCAGCGCGACGGCGAGCAGCTGATGCAGGTCTACCTCAACCTGGGGCTGCATATCGTCCCGGCTGACAACGGCGTCGATGCGGGCATCCTCGATATGTACCTGCGGCTGGCGACCGGTCGGCTGAAGGTGTTCGCGTCGTGTGTGAACTGGCTGTCCGAATACCGGATCTACCGGCGCGACAAGAACGGCAACATCGTGAAGAGCAACGACCACCTTATGGACGCGACGCGCTACGGCGTTCGGCCCACATCGCTTGCGCGGTTCACTATCCCGCCGGTCGAATTGTTGGTAGGACAGCCGGTGCGCAACCTCTACAACTGAAGGCTGGGGAAACAGGATGCAGATGCAGGGGCCGTTGGTCGCCGTAGAGGAAATGGATGCGGAGAAGCGCGAGGACGAAATCCTCGAAGCCTGCCGCCCCATCATCGGCCGGCTGGATAGCCTCGCGCGCGAGCAGGTCAGCCGCCGCGTGCTGATCGAACTCCGCTGGCTGGAGGATCTGCGCCAGTATTTCGGCCACTATACCGAGGCCGACCTCGCCAACATGAAAAAAGCGGGCGCGTCGACCGCGAACTTCAAGCTGACGCAATCCAAGACGAACTCATGGGCCGCCCGCCTGGGCGATTTGCTGTTCCCGACCGATGATCGGAATTGGGGCATCGCGCCTACGCCGCTGCCGAAGCTGGCCGCCGCGGCGAAGGAGGCCGTCTTGGCCGCTCAGAAAGCGGTCGACGATGCCAATGCCGCGCAGCAGGCCGAGCAGCCGGACGTTGCAGCCGCCACGATCGAGCAGGCCAACGCCTACGCGCAGAAGGCGAAGCAGACGAACGAAGAGATGGAGGCCGCCAAGAAGGCGTCCGACGCCATGCAGGAGGCGATCGACGACCAGCTTGTGCAGTCGCGGTGGGTGGCGCAGTCGCGCGACGCGATCGAGGATGCCTGCCGGCTCGGAACCGGGATCATCAAGGGACCGCTGACCTCGAACCGCGTCCGCAAGGAATGGCGCGGCAACGACGACCAGAACACCGGCAAGCGCGTGTGGGAGATGGCCGAACTGCCGGACCCGCAGCCCGAGGCGATACGCATCGACCCGTGGCACTTCTTCCCCGATATGTCCGCGCGCCGAATCGAGGAAGCGGAGTTCACCTTTGAGCGCTCGCTCCCGACGAAGCGCGACCTGCGCAAGTATGCGCGCAAGCTGGGCTTTAACAAGGCCGCCGTCCGCCGCCTGCTGGAACTTGGCCCGCTCGGCATGAACCAGAGCGACACCGGGCATATCGCCGAACTGCGCGCGATCAACGGCGAAGGCGAGCAGATCAAGGATCGCTACGTCATGTGGGAATACCACGGCCCGCTGGAGTGCGACGAGATCGCGCTGCTGCTGGACGCGGCAGGTCGCCCCGACGATGCGAGGCGGTTCCTGGAAGAGAAGGATCCGCTCGAAGATCACCGTGTCATCGTCCACTTTTGCGGAGACGAGGTGCTGCGCATCGCGGAGGAATGGCCGCTCGACAGCGGTGACAGCCTCTACTCGGTGTTCAACTTCCTCAAAGGCGAAACGTCGATCTTCGGCATCGGCGTTCCGCACATCATGGGACCGAGCGCGAAAGCGATCAACGGCGCGTGGCGTATGATGCTCGACAACTCCGGGTTGTCGGTTGGCCCGCAGGTCGTGGTCGATAAGAGCAGCATCGTGCCGCAGGACGGCGATTGGGGCATGAAGCCGCTGAAGGTGTGGCTGAAGACCTCGACCGCGATGGCGACGCAGCAGAAGCCGTTCGAGGTGTTCAACATCCCGATCAACTCGAACGAACTCGCCGGCATCATCAAAATCGGCCGCGATTTCGTCGACGAGGAAGTGTCGATGCCGCAGGTCGCTCAGGGCGAGGCGGGCGCGACCGTGCAGCCGGTCGGCACCACGTCGATGCTGTTCAACAGCGCGAACGTCGTGTTCCGCCGCATCGTGAAGGCGTGGGACGACGACATGACCACGCCGACAATCCGGCGGTTCTACGACTGGAACATGCAGTTCAACCCCGACGATTCGGTCAAGGGCGACATGCAGATCGACGCGCGCGGTACGTCCGTGCTGATGGTCAAGGAGATGCAGTCGATCAACCTGATGATGATCGCCAACCAGTGGACGATGCACCCGGTCCTGAAGCATTACCTGAAGGTCCGCGAGACGCTGGTGAAGACCGTTCAGACCATGATGATCCCGCCCGACGAGATCTTGGTCGACAAGGATAAGGCCGAGCAGAACATCGCCGCCGAGCAGCAGGCGATGGCCGCGGCGCAGCAGGCCGCGCAGCAGGGCACGGACCCGAACGCCACGCGCCTCCAGATCGCGCAGGAAGACGGCCGGACGAAACTACAGCTTGCCGAGATGGACCGCGAACGCTGGATGGCCGAATACGCCATGAAGAACGATCTCACGCTGGCGCAGGTCAACGCCGAACTGGCGAAGGAGAAGATGAAGACGGACAGCAGCGAGCGGGTCCACGCGGCCAACATCGCCGTCGAAGAACGCCGAGCCGCGATTGCGCGCAGCGAGGGCGGCACCGAGCGCGAAGCCGTTGGCGTGGGGGTTGGCTGATGTTTGATCCTTCACATCCCGAATGGCGAGCATTCGCCGAGCGCATCGAGAAGCGCATCAAGGAATTGCAGGTCGAGTTGGAAAGCCCGCTCGACCTCGACACGACCAATCGCGCACGCGGCGCGATCGGCGAGTTGCGGCGGATCGTCTCCGAAGCAACTCGGACTGAACCAACGTCATCCCCCAACTACACCGCTTGACGAAAGGCCCGAGAATGGTTGATACTCCAGACGCTCTCCAGCAGGAGAGCAACGATCTCCAGGCAGAGTGGGATCGGCTTGATGCCTCAGACGCTGGCGGGCAGCACGAAGCCCCCGCCGCCGACGATCAGACAGCCGCCCCCGAACCGGACGATCAAGGGCAGGCGTCGCGCCCCCCTGCTGATCCAGCCGCGGCAACGCCTGCTGGTAACGAACCCCAACCGAACGACATCTGGGCGAACGCGCCTCCCGAGTTCAAGACCGCCTTCGAGGCAGAGCGAGCGAAGTGGGAGCAATCAGCCAGATCGGCAGGGGGACGAGCGCAAGCCGAATCTCGACGTGTCGCCGAACTGATGTCCGAAGTGGCCGCCCTTCGCGAGAAGGCCGCTCCACCGAAGAAGGAAGAGGAAGCGCCAGCCGTCACGGACGAGCAGAAGCAGCAGCTACGGGAAGAGTTTCCCGATGTCGCCGCCCCCCTGCTGGACGCGATCGGCGCACTGGAGAAGCGGGTCGCGGATCTGACCGCAGCAGGGGCCTCGCAGGCCGAGCAGCGACAGGCAGCCGACGCGCTAAGCCAAGAACGGCACTATGCGGACGAAGAGCAGCGGCTTTCGGAGAAGCATTCGGATTGGCAGGCCGTCGCGGCGCAGCCGGGTTTCGCGGATTGGGTGAAGACCCAGCCCCGCATGATCCAAGAAGCGCTGGCGCGGAATGCCGAGAAGATCACGGACGCTGACGAGGCGATCGACATCATCGGTCGGTACAAGGAAGCAACCGCGAAACCCGATGCCCTCCCGGCGCGACGCGAAGCGCAGATGCAGGCGAGCCGGATGCCTACCAGCCGGACGACTGTGCCGACGCCGAGCACCACCACCGACGCGGAAGCGGAGTGGAAACGACTCGAAGCCCTAGACGCTCGGCGCGAAGCCCAAGCCAAGGGGTCTGTTCTTAATCGATAGGGCCGCGGTCGTATGATCGGCCGCCGCCTCAAGGGGAATTACGATGGCTGGTGATACGACCGTTTATGGCGACATCCCGTGGCGCGTTGGCGTCTACGCGGAGCGCGAGATGCTCAAGCACGTCGAGCCGGTGCTGGTGCTGTCCAAGATGGGTGCGACCAAGCCGCTCCCGTCGAAGAGTTCGCCGACGATCAAGTTTCGTCGTCCGATCCCGTTCCCGGTTTCGACCGTGCCGCTGGCCGAGGGCGTCAGCCCCACGCCGCAGAAGCTGCAATACGAGGACGTGACCGTCACCGTGAAGCAGTACGGTCAGGTGACCGAGTTCTCCGACTGGATCATCGAGACGGCCGAGGACGACGTTCTCCGCACGGCGGTGATGCTGCACGGCGAACAGGCCGGTGCGACGGTCGAGCAGATCGTCTACGCGACGGTCCGCGGCGGTACGAACGTGTTCTACGCCAATGGCGTGACGCGCTCGGCGGTCAACACGCCCATCACGCTGAACAAGCAGCGGGCGGTGATCCGTGGCCTGAACAAGCAGAAGGCCAAGCCGTTGACCCGCATCCTGGGGTCGAGCGTCAATTACCAGACGTTCGCCGTCGAGGCCGCGTTCGTCGCGGTCGCGCACACCGATCTGGAGTCGGACATCCGCAACCTGCCCGGCTTCGTCCCCACGGCGAAGTACGGTCAGCGCACGGTCGTGTCGCCGATGGAGATCGGCACGGTCGAGAACGTCCGGTACGTCCTGTCGCCGGATCTCGCGCCGTTCGCCAATGCGGGCGGCACCGCGGGCAGCACGGTTCTCAGCACCGGTGGCGCGCAGGCGGATGTCTACCCGGTCATCTTCTTCGGCATGGATGCTTTCGCGAGCGTCCCGCTGAAGGGCATGAACTCGATGACGCCGATCGTCGTGAACCCGAAGCCGACGCAGGGCGACCCGCTCGGCCAGCGCGGTACGGTCGGTCACAAGTTCGCGACCGCCGCCGTCATCCTCAACGAACTGTGGATGGCCCGTTTGGAAGTTGCGGTGTCGACGCTCTGATGAAGCCGGCGGCGGGGTGACATAGCCCCGCCGCAGTAAGGGGATTGAAAATGGACAATTCGACCAAGATCGGGATCGTCACTGGCACTGGTGCCAACCTGAACGTCTCGCTGGGCTTCGTGCCCGATTACGTGCGACTGGTGAACATCACGGACGGCAACGTGGTCGCCGAATGGTTCGAGGGTCAGACGGAGGGCACGTCGACGCGCGACGCCGCCGCCACGCTGGCACCGGCCGCCGCACCGAACGGCATCGCCACGTATCTGGGTAGCAATACCCAGCCGCGCGGCTTCACTATCGGTTCGGGTCTGAGCGTGTCCGGCAAGCAGCTGGGCTATCTCGCGATCCGCACAAGCTCGGGCGCGTAAGCGGCGCTCGGGGGGTGACGGGGTGGCCCGGTTGTCTTCGGGCGGCCGGGCCATTCCCGCAACGAACCAAACCACAGGAGGCGGAAGCCATGCCCGACATCACGATCACTTCGCCCGAGACGCACGGGAAGACCACCATCGGCGTCAACGGCGACACGCGCACGATCAAGCACAACACCCGCACCAACGTGACGGACTCCGAACTGGAAGTTCTCCAGAACGGCGACTTGGGCGTCGGCAAGCTGGTGGAGCATGAAGACGAGACGGACGACGCGGCCGATGCGACCTCGACGGTCGACGAAGCCATGAAGGCCGGCACCGAGGCATCGCACGTTCAGGCACCGGCGACGCCGGCCAGCACGTCGAGCGAGCCGAACCCGCTGGCGCAGGGCGAGGGCGGCAACGCCGTGACCGGCGCGGTCGGCGGCGACCATGAAATCGGCGGCAAGCCGGCCGGTTCGTCGGATGGTGACCAGCAGGATTCCTCGCAGGAGTCCGGCGATCAGTCCTTCGACGCCGCGGGCGCGCTGGACAAGCCGATGAATCAGATCGACGTGGCCTCGTTCGAGGCTTCGCAGATCGATGCGCTGATCGAAGCGGAGAAGGCGCGGGAGAACCCGCGGTCGACGCTGATCGATAAGCTGGAGGCCCGCAAGGCCAAGAGCGAGTGACCAACCGGGCGGGGCCTCACGGCTCCGCCCCTTTTCTGATGGGGTGTGTCAATGCAATTCAAGATGAAGCGTCTCGCTACCGATGACGCCACCGACGAGCAGATCGCCGAGTTCCTCGAACTCAACGGGATCGAGGTAGAGAAGGGCGCGAACCGCGCCACGCTTCTCGCGCTGCACAGCAGCTTCACCGATAACCCGTGGATTCTGGTGCCGGATCTGCCGGAAGACATCAACGCCGCCATGATGGCCCAGGCGGACGCGATCAGCGCGCCCGCTCAGCAGCGTCTCGAAGGTGGCATCGGCGACAACGACCCGACGATCCGCGTGACCGTCTCCAGCACGTCGATGCCGGGCGGCAAGCATCCGGTGCCCGTGGGCGTCAACGGGCGCGTCGTGGTCATCCAGCGCGACAAGTCGGTCGACCTGCCGATGCGCTATTACTATGCGCTGGAGAACGCGGTCGCGGCCGAGGTCAGTCAGGTCGAAGGCTCGAACGAGCGCATCGAAACGTCGCTGAAGAACTACCCCGTCAGCGTTCATGAGTGGCCCGACAAGGCCGACGTGATCGCATGGCGCGCGAAGGTCGACGACGTTTGGATGCCTGCCTAACATGGCGACGTTCCTCGAACTCTGTGCCGACCTCGCCCGCGAAAGCGGCGCGATCGGCCCGGCTCCCACGACGACGGTAGGGGCACTGCCCCGCCGTCAGGCGCAGTGCGTCGGGTGGGTGCGTGGCGCGTGGATCAAGATCCAGAACGCCAATCCCGATTGGCGCTTCCTGCGCGCAGAGTTCGAGGGCGATCTCGTCGCCGGCAAGAACAGCTATTCCCCGCTCGACTTCGGCATTGCACCGCGCTTTGCCGAATGGGTGCAAGAGACGCCACGCGCACCCGCGCTGTCGCTCTACAACCCGGCGATCGGACGGAAGGACGAACAGTGGCTCCGCCAGCTTGACTATGTGCAGTGGCGGCAATCGTTCGACTTCGGGGTGCATGATGCGATCCGGCCGACCTATTGGGCGATCGGGTACGACAATCTGCTGAAGATCGGGCAAACGCCCGACAAGGCGTACAAGGTTCGCGGCGAGTACCGCAAGACACCCCAGGTACTCGCCGCGGACACCGACGTTCCCGAGATGCCCGCGCGTTTCCACGACGCGATCTGGCAGCGCGCGATCATGCTGATGGCGGAGAGCGACGAAGCGCCGCAGTCGCTCCAGACGGCGCAGATGGAGTTCAGCAACAACTACCGCGACATGGCGCGCGACCTGTTGCCCGACATCACCGCCGCCGGTTCGCCGCCGATGGATCGTCGGTGACCCAGCAGCCGGTATCGTTCCCGCTCAGCGGCGGCCTCGACCTCATCACCCCCGCGCTCGGGCTGATCCCCGGCCGGGTGGTGGCGGCGCTCAATTATGAGCCGGTCATGTCCGGCTACAAGCGGATCAGCGGGTACGAGCGCTTTGACGGCCAGACCGCGCCCAGCACGGCGACGGTGGCCGCGATCTATTTCATTCAGGGCACGGCGGCGCTCGGCGCGCTGGTGACCGGTGACCGCATCACGCAGGACAGTGGCGGGCCGCTACCATCCGCCAGCGGCTTCCTCGTCGCGCCGCCCTTCCTCGAATCCGGCAGCTATGCCGCAGGCGACGCCACGGGCTGGCTGTTCGTGGTCCCTGCAACCGGGTTGTTCGCCGATGCGAAGCCGATCCTGACGCCTACCGCCGCCGCTGTGCAGGCCGGGCCGGTCAACACCGCGCCGACCAGCTATGGCCCGTATGACGGCGACATGCTGAAGGCAGAGGCGGCGAACCGGTTGCGCTCCGTGATCCTGCCCGTACCCGGTGCGGGACCGGTGCGCGGGATCTGGTTCAGCGAGAACAAGGCGTATGCAGTCCGCGATAACGTCGCGGGTACGGCCGGCATCCCGTATTACTCGGTGCTGGATGACGACGAGCAGGTCGGCAATCTGGAGATTGGCGGCGAGACGATCACGATCGGCGGCGACCCTATTGTGCTGGTCGTTCTCGGCGACGGCTGGATCGAGGCGGCGTCCGAGTTGGTGCTGTCGTTCACCGCCGGGTCGTTCCAACCGGGCGAAGGCGTGACGATCACCCAAGCGGGCGGGGCGTCCGCGGAGGTGCGCCGCATCATCGTCGATAGCGGCACCTTCACCGCAGGCACCGCCGCCGGTCGCGCCTACGTGGTCAACAAGGTGGGTACGTTCGTGGCCGGGCAGCCGGTCAAGGTCGGCGCGACAACCGCATTCACCGCGAGCGGCGACGCGCTGACGAACGCCTTCCCGCCCGGCGGGCGCTATTCGTTCATCACCGAGAACTTCTACGGCGCATCGAACAAGCGCCGGGTGTACGGCGTCAACGGAGTCGGCAAGGCGTTCGAGTTCGATGGAACGTCGATCATTGAGATCTCAACCGGCATGGCGATCGACACTCCCACGCGCATCGCCGAGCATAAGGGTTCGCTGTTCCTCGCGTTCCCCGGCGGGTCGGTGCAATTCAGCGAAGTGGGCGAGCCGCGCCAGTTCAACGCGGTCGTGGGCGCGGGCGAGATCGGCATCGGCGACGAGATCACCGACTTCCTGTCCGTGCCCGATGCGCTCGGCATCCTCGGGGCGTCAAGCGTCCACATGCTCTACGGCACCGACGCCGCGACCTACGAATTGCGCGAGTTGAGCGACGAGGCCGGCGCGCTGCCGTGGACTGCGCAGCGCATCGGCCAGCCGGTCTACCTCGACAACCGCGGCCTGCGCGACCTGACCGCTACGTCCGCCTACGGCAATTTCAAGACGGGCACGCTGTCCGGCTTTATCGAGCCGCTGCTGGCGGATCTGCGACGCGATGGCGTCGACCCGACCGCCAGCCTGATCGTTCGCTCGAAGAGCCAATACTGGCTGTTCTTCCGCAACGGCACCGCGCTGGTGTTCCTGTTCGGCAAGAAGCAGGTGGAGGCGTTGCCGGTCAACCTGGGCGTCGTGGTGACCTGCGCGGCATCGGTCGAGGACAACGGCGCGGAGCGGATCTTCATCGGCGCGGACGACGGCTTCGTGTACGAGATGGACCGCGGCGTCAGCTTCGACGGGCGCGTGATCGAGCATTACCTGCGCCTGCCATTCAACAACTTCGGCTCTCCGCAGGTGCTGAAGCGCGCGCACAAGGTCACGATGGACATGGAGGCGACCAGCAAGGTCACGCTCAACGTGTCGATCGACATCGAACTCGGTGCGCAGCCGGGCGAGGAACCGCAGCAGCTGGTGGTGACGCCGGGCAGCGGCGCGATCGATGGGCTGGGGTCGAACGAACTCTATTACGCCTCGCAGATCGAAACGGTCGCGGAGGCATATTTCGGCATCTCGGCGCGGAACTTTTCGCTGAAAATTGCGGGCGCTTCTGCCATAGAGGAATCGCACGTTCTGACGGCTGTCACGTATCACATCTCAGCCCGCGGGCTGAGGCGCTAAGGGGAAGACGATGGACATCGGCAATCTGCCAGACGGTGGCGTCGTCCTCGACGCTGACCAGTTCGTCGTATCCCGCGGCGGCACCGCGCGGCGCATCCAAGGTGTGCGCCTCGTCCGCGCCGACATCAACGGCAACGCGCTCCTGTCCGGCGATCCGATCATGGCGGCGGGGAAGAAGCTGCGCGTCGGCAACACGGCGGCGCTCGGCGGCGACGGGGGCGACACCACGTTCCTCTACACCGGCGATGATGCCCTGATCGTTCGCAACGCAGCCGATAACGCGACGCTGTTCCGCCTGTCGTCGGGTGGCGCTGGGGCGTTAACGGGCACGCTGAACGTCACGGGCGCGCTGACGCAGGCGGGAAATCAGGTGTGGCACGGCGGCAATTTTGTCCCGAGCAGTTATGCACCAGTAAACAGCCCGACCTTTACTGGCGCAGTAACCGCGCCAAGCATTGTTACCAACTCTGCGCTTGTTAGCGGCGGCGCTAACGCCGCATACATTACCTACGGCAACTCTGTCGGGAACTATTCCACGGGCATTGCACCCGGCTTGGACGCTTGGAGGGTCCGAGAGAATCAGTTTGCCGCTGATGCTTTAGTCGTCACCCGAGCAGGTACAGCAGTGCCGGGTTCGCTCAATGCGGGCACGACAATCGCTGCTGGCACTCAGATCACGGTTGGCGGGTTCCCGGTTTGGCATCAGGGCAATTTTGCCCCCGCCAACTATGCCCCGCTATCCGGAGCATCTTTCACTAATGATGTCAGCGTAGGCGGCACGCTTCGTGCCTCTACCAATGTCCTTATAGGAGGAAGCCAGTTCCCGGTCTGGCATTCTGGCAACCTAAATCCCGGCCTGTATGCGCCGCTCACAGGGGCGGTTTTTTCCGGAAACGTGTCGGCGGCTAACTTTAGTTCCGCGGGCACCGTGGCCTCAGTCAATTTTAATGCTTCTGGTGCAGTCGCCGCCGCATCGATGACTATCGGCGGCTTCTCGGTCTGGCACGCCGGCAACCTTAACCCCGCAGTGTATGCACCATTGGCGTCGCCAGCATTGTCTGGCGCACCAACCGCGCCGACCGCGGGAGCGGGCACGAACAATACCCAAATCGCTACTACCGCCTTTGTCCAAGCGGCGGTGACCGGCGGCGGTTCGGGTTACGCTTTGTTGTCGGGTGCCAACTTCACTGGCGCGCTTCAGCAGGGCGGCAACAATGTCTATCATTCGGGAAATCTCAATCCAGCGCTGTATGCGCCGCTTGCGGGCGCTACGTTCACCGGCGCTATCCGACGCGACGCCAACCACTACCTCGATATGGCAGGCGCGGTGCCAATCCACGTCTTCGATACCAACGATTACATCCAGTACGATCGCACCACCAATAAGTTCGGGTTCGTGATTGGCGGCACGCTGGTCGCATCGATCGACAGCGGCGGCACGCTGCGCGTCGCGGGCAACGTCATCGGCGCAACCGCGCCGTGACGCTCGGCACGAACCCCAGCCTGTACCAGATCGCGGACGAGTTCTCGCTCGCGCGCTCCACGCCGTTTCCTGCCGGGTTCTACGGCAAGGGCGGCGCGCCCGCGTCGGGGCCGCTATCCTTCGCTGATTTCAGCGGTCGCTCCGCCACGACCACGCTAACGGCTGCGACGCAGCGGGAAGTGAACGGAACCACGAACAATGCTGCTGGCAGCACGCAGCCGGCAACGGCGACGCCAAGCGGGGGAACTCCGCCATACACATACGCATGGACGCAGTTCGACGGCGGTAGCTTCCAAATCAACAGTCCGTCGTCTGCGACCACATCGTTCGCGACCGCAGGCTTGCTCAATTCGGGCAGCAGCCGAACGGGCCGCTTTCTTTGTACTGTGACGGATAGCGGCAACCCGCAACAGACCGCGCAAACCAACTTGGTCACCGCGACAGTGGAAAGAACGTAGGATGGTCGCACTTGCAGCACTGGCGGCCACCGCGGCAGCGGTCGCTAAGGTCGGTATGAAAACCGCAAACGGCCAATCGATCGAACATGGCATTTGGGTGCTGGTGATCCTGATTGCCAGCGGGATGATCGGTGCCTGGAGGATCTGGCTGAAGAACGCCCCCGAGCGTTTGGCAGCGAAGGCCGCCGCCGAAGCGGCGTCGGCGGCGGCTCGGCTGGCAGCGGAAACGGCGGATCGTACCGGTGAGGCGCAGCTTCGGTCGGAGATGTGGAAAGACATCGAGAAGCTGAAGCAGGCAAAAGAAGATCAGTCGCGTCGCTTGACGATGGCCGAAACCCAGATTGCGGGGCAGACCATTCGACTAGGACAGCAGGCGTTCGTCATCACGATGCTACTCGACGAGATCGAGCGCATCTCGCCGGGCAACACGATCGCCCGGTCGGCGCGGGCGCTCATCAACATGCAGGCAGACCAGATGCCGAACGCGGAAGAGATCGCGCCGATGGCTGACATCATGGCGAAGCTGTGCGTCGAACCAGAAGAGGGGAAGGCGGGATGATCGATTGGAAGCCGATGCAGGCGCGGCTTGGCGTCAAGCAGGACAACGCGCCCGGCCGCGCAACGCTGGCTGCGCTGTTCGCGAAGATGGGGGCGGGGCCGCAGCGGGCGCGCGATTTGGCGCTTGGCGCGAATGTCCACTTGCGGGCCTATGGCGTTATGGACGCTCCGCTCCGGCTCGCCCACTTCATGGGGCAGACCTCGCACGAAAGCGCCGGGTTCCTGCACATGGAAGAGATCGGCAACGTCGCGTATTTCACGCGCATGTACGATCCGGCCGGCGACCGCCCGAATGTCGCCGCGCGTCTCGGCAACGTCACCATCGGCGACGGAAACCTGTATCACGGCCGAGGCCCGATCCAGCTAACCGGTCGCGCGAATTACCGTATCTACGGCGAAGCGCTCGGCCTCGACTTCGAGGCGAACCCGGCAATGGTGGCGATGCCAGCGGTCGGAATTCTCGTTGCGTCCAAGTATTGGACCGACAAGGGATTGAACGCGCTGGCGGACGGCGACGACCTCGACGGTATCGCACGGCTTATCAACGGCGGCACGAACGGTATCGAGGATCGCCGCGCCCGCACGCTGAGGGCCAAGGGGCTAATTCTGCCGTGACCGATTTCGACGCGCATCAAGCCGAAACGGCGAAGTGGATGGGCTACCCCAGCGCGGTCGAGATGAACCGTGACCACGACCCGCTTCATGAATCGCTGTGCCGCTGGCTCGGTGTGCCGTCCCATTCTATGGCTTGCGCGCGCGGTGAGCCGCACGACGCCGCGCTCGCCAGTTTCGAGGAAGACGCCGTGCTGCACCTTCAGCGCTTCATGGCGCACATCAAGGCAGGAGTTCCCGCATGACCGAAAATACCGGACCTATCGTGGTCAACCCGAGCGCGCTGCCGGGAATGGGGGGTGTCGCCGTGCGCTATGCTGGCGCGCTACTGGCGGGCTGGCTGATCCGGCGCGGCATCATCGCCGATAGCGATGCGGCACTCGTCGAGGGGCTGCTGCTGGCGGTCGCGACGATCGGCTACGCCATGCTGCGATCGTATCAGCAGAAGCAGAAGATGGTGACGGTCGCTCGCGCCGCGCCAGATCATGTCGCCGTCGTCACCGAGCCGACGCCACCCCCCGCCGTGGAGCCTCTCGCATGAGCCGTTGCATCCCCCTCGCCCTTGCCGCCGCATCGCTTCTCGCCGGCTGCGTCACGCCCTTGCCGCGCTCCACCCCGGAACGCGCCAGCGCGATCTCGGCCGCAGCTGCAACAACCGCCGCCGTGCTGGATGCAATCGGCGAAGCGCCGCCCCCAACGCTGACGCGAACCACGATCGATGATCGCGCCATTCGCGTTGCGTTCGTCACGTTCGACAAGGGTCTGACGGTGATCGGCGCATTCTTGGACTCCGGCCAGATCAAGCCCGGCAGTCCTGCCGCACTCCGCCTCCGCGGCGCTGTGCTGGCGACGCAGGCAGCGCTCAATGCGGCATCGGCGGCGCAGCGCGCGGGATCGGCGGCGACGTACAGCCGCGCCCTTTCCGACGCGCAGACCGCGATTACCAACGTCCAGCTTGTGCTGGCAGGCCAGTAAGGAACCGCCATGAACCCGCAACTCATCAATGGGCTGGTCGACATCGCCAAGCTGGCGCTCCCGCTTCTGCCGTTCGGCGGCCCGGCGATCATTATCGCCCAGGCAGCGACGGAGGCCATGCGCGTCGCGACGGAAACGATGGTGCTTTCGGATGACGAGATCCGCGCCCTCGACGATAGCCGCATCGAACTGGAGCGCGCCGTCAACGAACACGCCAAGAGCATCGCCGCGCGCCTTCAGGGGTGATATAGCCAACGGGTAGGGAGAACAGGTCATGGCGACGGTCGCCGATCAGATGAAAACGATGTCGGCGAAGCTGTTCCAGCCCGCGGTTTCAACCGCTGGCGCGTCCGGCGGGCTGATGCCGTCCATGCCGAAGATGCCGGCCATGACCATGCCCGCCGCGCCGCAGTACGACGATTCCGCGGCGTCAAACGTCAACAAGATCATCGCCGCCGATAGCCCGCTGATGAAGCAAGCGGCGGCGGCCGGCTATGCGGGCGCGAACCGGCGCGGGCTTCTGAACTCGTCGATCGCTGTCGGCGCGGCGCAGGGCGAGGTGCTGAAGGCCGCGACCCCGCTGGCGACGACTGACGCAGGCATTAACGCGCAGAAGAACCTCACGGGGATGCAGGCCGACGCGGCGATCAACCAGATCCGCGAGCAGGGTCAGGTCACCGGCGGGTTGCAGCAGCAGCAGCAGAACGCGACGAAGGCACTGTCCGCGCAGGAAGCCGCGCAGCTATCCGACTTGGAGAAGCAGCGCGCCGCCGCCACGACCGAACAGCAGGTCCGTGACATTGACGCGCAGATGCAGCGGCTCAAGAGCCAGCAGACCGCCACGTCCGGCCTGTCCGCGCAGGAGGCGGCGCAGCTATCCGCGCTGGAGCGCCAGCGCGCGGGAGCGACGGACGCGCAGCAAATCCGCGAGATCGACGCGCAGATGCAGCGGCTGCGCGAGTCTGGGTCGCAGCAGCTTACCCAACTTGGAGCCGCGTCGCAGTACGAGCAGCAGCGCATCGTGCTTCAGGGACAGATCGAGGCGGCGTCCGCTGGCACCGCCGCCGCGAACCAGCGCGCGTTGGTCACGCTTCAGGGCGGCATCCAGTCGGCGCTCCAGTCGCAGACGGACGCGAGCGCGATGCAACGACTGTCGGCGCAGTATCAGCAGGAACTCACGGTACAGGACCGCGCTGCCGCCGCTGACCTCCAAAAGATCCAAGCGAGCGGCGATCAGAACGTGCGTCAGGCTCTCGTCGCCGGGCAGGAGGCGCGCCAGCAACTGGCGATGCAGCTTGCGTCGGGTGACCGCGAGAAGGCGGCCACGCTCGCGGTGCAGGTGTTCTCCGCCGAGGCGGCGATCCGCCAGAGCCTGTTGAGCAACACGGCCATGCCGGCGGCCGAGCGCGCCGCCTACGAGAAGGCGATCTCGTCGCTGGGTGACCCGGTGCGCAACTTCGTCAACACGCTCTACTCGAACCCGAACAGCGGCGGTTTGGTGCGGTGACAACGCGCGCCGCCAAGTTCGCCGACATCACGGTCATGGCGGAAATGCTGCGCGAGATGCACGCGGCGTCGAAGTATCGTGCCCGCGTGGGGATCAGCGAGAAGGCCATGCAGCAGATGCTCATGGGCGCGGTGTCGGCGCAGAACCAGAATGGACCGCAGGCATCCTACGTGCGGGTCGCCGAGCAGGGCGGCAAGGTAGTCGGCTTCATGATCGGCACGCTATCGCGGGTGTATCATATAGGTGACCGGCTGGTCGCGAACGATCTATTCCTGTACGTGCGCAAGGGCGCGGAGATGGGGCACACGTTGGCGCTGATCGACGGCTATGTCGAATGGGCGCGGGCGAACCGCAAGGTCATCGAGATCGCGCTTTCCTGGAATGACACGCTGCCCGGCGCGGCCCGTGTCGCCAAGGTGTACGAGCGGCGTGGGTTCACGAAGAACGGCGAACTGTTCGAGATGCGTATCGATCAAGGGGGCGAAGAATGTCAGGCGTCGTAAAAGCCATCGGCAAGGCGTTCAAGAAGGTGGTGAAGGTCGCCAAGGTGGTGCTTCCCATCGCCCTCGCGGTCGGTGCCGTCGTCTTCACTGGCGGCGCGGCGCTCGGCGTCCTCCCCACCTTCGCGGGCGCGATCGGAGGTGTGGTAGGGTCGCTAGGACTCAGTACCACCTTGGCGGGGGCGCTTACGGGTGCCGTCGTCAGCGCCGGGTTCGGCTCGGCGATCGGCGGCGCGACATCCGCGGTCGCTGGCGGCAACGTCCTGAAGGGGATGCAGAAGGGCGCGGCGGTTGGCGCGGTTACGGGCGGCATTGCCGGCGCGGTCGCCCCGTCGGCGTTCGGTATCTCCAGCGCGGCAAAGGCCGCCACGTCCGCCACGTCGACCGGCAGCACCGGGCTACTCAATGCTGGACGCGAGGCGATCACCGCTCCGGCTACGCTCGGCGCTCCCGCTACGGCGATGGGCGCGAGCGGCGTTGCCGTGCCGGGCGCTATCGCCGCGCCCGCATCGATCGCTCCGGCAGCCAGCGCCATGTCGGCGACTGCCGCAGCGCCCAGCCTTGCGGCGGCGGCACCGGCGGCCGGCGGCGGCGGTGGCCTTCTCAGCTTCGCGTCGAGCAACCCAATGCTTGCCGGTAGCCTGATCTCTGGCGTGGCAAAGGGTCTGGGCGGCGCTGGCGGCGACGGGCGAAGCTATGCAGACCAGCAGGACTCCAATGAGGACGCCAGCAAGTTTGCATACGGCGGTTCGTACACCAACAACCCCAACCCGTTCGGATTGAAGCCGCTGGCGACGCCGAACATCGCGCCCGCGTACACGCCCCCGACCGGTACGCGCTGGCAGTACGACGCGAAGACCAACTCCATTGTCGAAGTGGGAGCCTGACCTATGGCCGGATTGATGGGCGCGGCACCAGCGCCGGGCAATGCGCAGGCGGCACCGCCCAACCCTACGCCACAGGAGGCGGCCGATACCGTGTCCGACAACGAGGATGCGGGCGAGGAAGCGACGCCCGAAGAGCAGGCGCAATACGATGCGTTCGTGAAGGGTGCGATGAAGCTGGTTGCCGACCAGGGCGAAAGCATCCTCGACCTGCTGGATGACGACCCGAGCGACCTCAAGCAGATTCTCGGCGAGGCAGGCCAGTTTGACAACATCACGCCGCCGCTCGCGCTGGCGGCGACGACAGTTATCGTCGTGCTGGAAGCGATCCGTCAGAGCGGAGAGAAGCCGGCGGACGATGTGCTGATGCACGGCGGCAAGGAGATCCTCGAAGTCATCGCCGACTTGGGCGAGAAGGCCGGCGAGCAGGAATACTCGCAGGACCAACTCAATCAGGCGTGGCTCATGGGGCTGGACCTATACCGCGCCACGGCGGAATCGGAGGGCCTTGTCGACGATGCCGCGCTAAAGGCGCAGTTCGACGAGATCGTGACCGCGGACAAGGAGGGGCGGCTTGGCTCCGTGCTGCCGGCGCTCGACAACGCCGAGGTGCGCGAGCCAGCGGCCGAGGAAGAACCAGCGGCACCGCCGCAGTCGGGAGGGTTGGTCAATGGCGGGGTTCGGTAAATCACTGCTGGGCGCAATCACGGGCGCGGCTGAAGGCTATGGCGATTACCTCCAGATGGAGGGCAAGCAGCGCATGGTACAGGAGCAGGAAGAGCGCCAGTCGCAACGCGCGATCGCGCTGGAGCAGTTCCGCGCCAACATCCAGGGCGAGCGCGACGAGCGTCAGAACCAGAACCGTCGCGGCGAGATCGTGTTGAGCGGGCTGGTGAACCGCGAGAACAACCAGATCGAATTGCAGGGCCGCGCGTCCGCCGCCGCCGCCGATGACGCGCGCGGGCTGGCCGTGTGGAAGGAAAAGAACAAGATCGAGAACGCGCAGCGGCTGAAGGAACTCACGATCCAGCTTGGCAACGACAAGGCCAAGATCGCATACGAGAAGGAAATGAGCGCGCGCTTCGCCGCCGATAAGGACGGCTTCTCCAAGGTGGGCGAAGAGATCGACGCCGACACCGGCGAGAAGGTGCTGTTCTTCGCCGACAAGCAGGGCAACACGAAGACCTACGGCACGGGCATCGTGGCGAAGGAGAAGGCCGCCTATGATCCGCTCGGGCTGGGCGGCGATACCACCGCCGACAAGCCGGCCGACAAGCCGAAGAAGGCACCTGCCGCGGGCTGGCGTAATCAGCCTGCCGCCGCGGCTGGGGCTGGCGCGGGCACGCGGAGCAAGGTAGACATCGGCATTGACCAGTTGTTGACCAGCTACGGCGGTGCCACACCAGAGCGCTATCCGGGGCTTTTCCGCAACGGGAAGAAGATTCCGATCGAAGAGGCAAAGGCGATGATCCGCCGCGCCGTAGGGAGTTAGACGAATGGCCCTTGGTCCGAAGCTGGTAGATGACATCTTCGGACCAAAGCGGGACACCGCCAAGCCAATCGGCGTATCGGTCATGGACGACCTGTTCGGCGCGAAGGACGTGTCGGATAAGAGCAATTTCGATCTGACATCGTTCGGCAAGCCGCAGAAGCAGGCGGCCGAGACGTTCGCCCGCACCGTGCGCGAGGCCGACACCGCTCCACGCCGGCAGGAAGCACGCGCGCGCGAGCAGGCAGAGAAGCGCGCGGTCGCGCCGATCGAGGCGGATAGCGAACTCGGCCGGGTCGGCGAATCCTTCTGGCGTCGTGTGCGCGGGCTGGGTGCCGGCGGCGGACGGTTGGCGCTGACCGGGCTGACGGAGGTCGGCATCGATCCTGACGGCGAGGCGGCGCAGTGGCTGCGCGCAAAGACGCAATCCGCCGAGGAATACAGCAACCGCCCCATCGAGGGCGAGCAGACGTGGGACGGGCTGAAAAAGAACCCGACGATCGGCGGACTGGCGCGCTTCGTGCTGGAGCAGGGCGCATCGTCCGCGGCGGACATGGGGCTGCTGGCAACGGGCGCTGGCCTCGCGCCGTACATCGGCCTTCAGGCTGGCAGCACCGGCCAGCAGCGCGCGCAGAACAACGGCGAGACGGACGCCGACGCCGCCGACGTGTTCGCCGCCCTGCCGGCCGCGGTCGGCAGCGCCGCGCTCGAACGGCTCGGCATCCACGGGATCTTCGGCGCGGGCGCGAAGTCCGTCGCCGGCCGCATCGCGCAGGCGTTCGGCGCGGAGGCGTTGACGGAAGCGCTCCAGTCGCCGGTGGAATATGCCGGCTCGAACCTTGGCACAGACGCCGGGTTCGACTGGCGCGAAGCGGCGGATCAGGCGGCGGCAGGCGCGATCGCGGGCGGCTTCATGGGCGGCGCAATCCGCGGCGCGGTGGAAACGCCGGGCGCGGTGGCGCGGCGGTTGCGCGGCCAGCGCGTCGCGCCGGGCGTGATCGAGGCAGCCGAAGCCACGCCGGCCCCGGTGACCGAGGCGGATGCGGCCAGCCCGCTACCCACGGACCTGATCGCCGAGGGCAAGCGCGTCATGGGCGCAAGCACCGCGACGACCGAGGCCAACGGCATCCTCACGCAGAACGGCGCGCCCGAGGTCGGCACGCGCGTATCGATCACCATCAACGGCAAGCAGCGCACCGGCACGATCCGCGACGCCTTCGTCGACCAGAGCGACGCGGAGTTGGGCGCACAGCCGGGCGTGAACATCGATCTGGACGGCGGCGGCTCCATGAAGGAGTTCTTCGCCGACTTGCAGGATGCGGGCGTATCGCTGACGCCGGTTGCCGGGCCGACCGCCGACGAGCAGGCGCAGGCCGAGGCCGACATGCGCGCGGGCGGGCTAGACCCAGCCGCAACGCTGGAAGCGATCGCGCAGACCGGCGAGACGCCCGCAGCAGCTGAACCCGCCGCCGCGCCGGTGTCACAGACGCCCCGCAAGGGGAAGGTCAGTGTGACATCGTACATGGCGCGCGCACGTCAGGCGGAGAGCGGCGGCAATGACGCGGCGGCGAACAGCCGGTCGAGCGCATCGGGCCGCTACCAGTTCACGGACAGCACCTTCGCCCGCTACTACGAGAAGGTCTATGGCGGCACCCCGCCGGCCGGCGCGAAGAATGATCCCGAGGTGCAGGACCGCTTGATGCGGGCCATGACCGAAGAGAACGCCGCGGGCCTGACGCGCGCGGGCATCCCGGTCGACGACGCCTCGCTGTACGCCGCGCATCACTTCGGCCTGGGCGGCGCGCTCAGCATGTCGCGCAACCCCACGGCGGCGGTCGACCGTGCGATCGTGAAAGCGAACCCGCAGTTCGCCGGCATGACGAACGCGCAGGCGATGGAATGGACTGCGCGCCACATCGGCGGGCAGCGCGGGGCCACCGCCGGCACCGCCGCCGACGCCGCCCCGCCCGCGCCAATCGAGGAAGCCGAGCGCTCGCGCCTGCTGGACGAGCCGCTGTCAACGGCGCAGGTCGAGTTGCCGGCCGCGCCCGCCGCTGCTGACACGTCGTCAGCAGTTGAGCAGGAACCCGCCCCCGTCGCTGATGCCACAGTGGAACCAGCCGCGCCGCTGGCCGCGCCCGTCGCCGATAGGACAGATCCTGTCGTGTCGCCGCCAGCCGCCGCCCCGGTCACCATGCCGACGATCACCGAGACGCCGAGCGGCAAGGGTATCGCCGTCGCTGGCGCATCGGAGGCGCAGCTTGCGGCTATCGCGCAGGCGGTCCCGAAGGCGCGCGCGGTCGTGAACAAGGATGGCTCGCAGGTCTACAGCGCGAAGTATCGCGGCGAGATCGAAGCGGCGCTATCCAGCGTCACTCCTGTCAGCACTCCAGCCGCAGAGCAGTCGCCGCAACAGATGGCGGTCAGCGATACCTTGTCCGGCGGTATGCCGGTCGAGGAAGCCGCCGCGGTCGCGCGACGCGCAGATCAGATGCGGAAGCAGGGCGCGAGGGTGACAGAACCTGTCACCTCCGAGGCGGTCGACGACGCGACGTTCAAGAAGGTATGGAAGTCGACGGAGTTCAAGCGAGCGACCAGCGCGCTGGGCGATCTGCCGCATCGCGAAAGCCCCGTTGCGCAGGATCTGGTTAATGGCTGGAGCGTCGGCAAGGCCGGTAACGTGCAGGCAATTCTCGATTACGAGATCAGCGATCGTCACCAGTCCACGGTCGTAAAGGCACGCGAAGGCGGCGGCTCCGGCTGGAACCCGCGGCTCTCGTATCTCGAAGGCGCGTATGCCGCTGTCATGGGCGAGGCGGCGGAGGTGCGCGCGGTTCGCCCGCCCAACCGTGACGTGATGGGCGCGGCTGAAGCGATCGAGCAGATCACGAACAAGCTGGACCCGCAGGGCGCGCCCGCCGCGCCGAACACCCCACCGCCGGCTGGCAATCTTCGCGAACGCGCCGAGCGTGTGGGCCTGACGCGGACCCCGGTGGAAAGCACCGACGCTTTCGTCAGCCGTGTTGAGGCCGCAGAGCAAGCGCCCCCCGCCGCCAAGCCGCGCGCTACGCGCGATACTGCGCCGGTGGATGCGGTCACCTTTCTCGCTCGCAACGGCGGCATCCGCGACGACGAAGGCCATGCGCTGAAGCGTCGCTCGCGCAACCAGGGCGCGGGCAGTCGCGACCTATCGCAGTTCGCGCCGGGCGGCGGGCACGTCTTCCGCAAGAACGGCATGACGCTCGACGAGGCCGGCGAACTGCTGGCGGAGGCGGGCTACTTCCAAGAGCGGCCGACGACGCGGCAGGTCATAGACATGCTGGATCGCTCCGCGTTCGAGAACCAGTACCGCCCGGCGGACGCCGCGGACGTGGCCGATCGCAAGGCGGCGCGGCAGGACGAGACGGACCGCGAGGGCGCGCGCGTGTTCGCCGAGCGCGGGCTGGAGGAATACGGGATCACCGACGCGACCGCCGAGGACATCGACGGCGTTGCGGCGTATATGGCTGACGGGCGTTCTTCGCTCGAAGCGGTCGAGGATTATTTCCGCGGCAAGGCGGAGGCACGGAGCGAGGACTTTTATGAGCAAACCGACGACGCAGCGTTCGACATCCCGTTCGACGAAGACGCCCCTCGCTCCGCTGATTTCGGCAATGTCGAAGGCTTCGAGTCATCCCCGCCTGTCGCCAGCGCAGCAGAAGGACGCGGCGAAGCTGGCCGGGCAACTCAGGAAGATCGACCAGTACAAGCGGACGCATTCGGCGAGCGCGAAGGCGACCAGCGCCGCGCGCTAGAACGCCAGAGCGAAGGCCGCTCGCGCGCGACGGTCGCGCAGAAAGCCGCTGGCAGCGACGGTGGGCTGTTCGACAACAACGCCGGCCAACCCGACTTGATGGATACGGCGCGTGCCGACCAGCGCGCGAAGCAGGGCGCGCGCGATCCTGCGCCGCAGCCTGCCGCCCCCAAGACGGTTGAGGCAAAGACGCTGGCCGAAGCCCGCACCGCGATCAACAACGGCGATCGCGTCCACTTCGACTATGACGGCCAGTACGGGAAGACCGTGTGGGTCGAGCAAACGCCGCGGGGCTGGACGGTCCGCACGCAGGACGATGGATCGCCCGTGTCCTTCGCGCTGGGCGGGGCTGGCGCGGGCGGTGGGTTCGGCAAGGCCGAGGCCATGCAGCGCGCGGTCGAAGAGATGATGACGCGGTTCAACCCGCCCGCTCCGGCCGTCGTCACACCAGCCCCGGCCCCGGCGGCTAAGCCGTCCCTGCGCCGAGCAACGGACAAGAAAAACCCGAACCCTTGGGTTCGTGGCGGCGAGCGCTACGTCTTCACTGCCCCGGTCGGGTATCTAGGCCGCGAAGGTGCCAGCACCACCTATGAGGTCGATGGCCGCCCCGGCCAGCGCAGCGCGTTCTTTCGCAACGTGGAGACAGGTGGCGCGTCTTCGCTCAACAATTATGAGATCGAGCAGGGGCTGAAGAGCGGCACGATCGTCCGGGTTGACGCGCCGGCCGCGCAGGCGCAGGAAAGCGCGCAGCAGAATGTCGCTTCCGGCCGGGGCGAGGGTTCCGCCGCTAACGCATCGAAGGGCGTGGCAGCCGGAGAGACGGCAACCTACGGCGCATCCAACAAGCTGGTGACCACGGATCGCGCTGCGATCCTGCGTGAGAAGCTGCGCGCCAAGATGGGCCAGATCAATTCGGGCATCGATCCCGAGGTGCTGGCGCTGGGCGCGGAACTGGCGGTGTTCCATATCGAGGCCGGCGCGCGCAAGTTCGCCGACTTCAGCAGCCGCATGGTGGCCGACATCGGCGAGAGCGTGCGCCCTTATCTGCGCTCGTTCTACGAGTCGGCGCGTTATTACCCAGGCATGGACGCCATTGCTCGCGACATGAGCAGCGCCGCGCAGATCGAGGAGGAAGGCCGTGGAGATCAAGGAGCAGTATCTGACCGCGATGCGGGATCAAGCGCCGCGGATGTTCAACCAGCTGCGCAAGAGCGGAGCGATGGACGCGCACCTGCAAGCGAAGGCGAAGGAAGCCGGTCAGATGTTCAAGGATCTGAGCGCGGGCGAGGCGACGCATCCGAACGGGCTGATGAAGGACGACGCGCGCCGGAGGGAGATCGAGCAGCAGGTGCGGTCGACGCTGATCGAGTTCCCGCCCGAGCAGCCGACGCCGGACGTGGACGGCGAGATGGTGCCCGAGACAGCGCGGCAGAACGGGTAACCGGCGAGAACTGGCGTATCGAGCCGGGCGCGCTCGACGAGGCGCGCGGCGCGGCGCAGAAGGCGCGGGACAACGTGCGCGCGATCGAGATCGTTCGCGAACTCGACGCCAGCGGCGCGCCGGCAACGCGCGAGCAGCAGGCGGCGCTTGCCAAGTATGTCGGCTGGGGCGGCCTGAAGAACGCCTTCAGCGACACCGGCTCCGGCTATTCCAAGGGGTTCGAGAAGATCGGCCCGCGCGTCCGCGAACTGCTGACCGACGAGGAATACGACACCGCTCGCCGGTCGGTGCAGTACGCGCACTACACGTCCGAGCAGATCATCCGGCCGATGTGGGACGCCGTGCGGGCTATGGGCTTCACCGGCGGCAAGGTGTTCGAGCCGGGCATGGGTACGGGCAATTTCCTCGGCATGATGCCGGCGGAGATCGCCGCGCGATCGCAGTACCAGGGCGTCGAGTTCGACGGCATCACGGCACGTATCGCCCAGCTTCTCTACCCGCAGTCGGGTATCCGGCAGGCGGATTTCACGCAGGGGGTTCTCCCGCGCGACACCTACGATCTCGTCATCGGCAACCCGCCGTTCTCGCAGACGGTGGTCCGATCTGATCCGAATTACGGCAATCTCGGGTTCGTGCTGCACGACTTCTTCTTCGCGAAGAGCCTGGATGCGGTGCGGCCGGGTGGTCTGCTGATGTTCGTGACCAGCGCCGGCACCATGAACAAGGTGAGCGACAAGGCGCGCGCGTGGATGGCGGAGCGCGCGGATCTGGTCGGCGCGGTGCGGCTGCCGGGCGGTGCGTTCCGCGAGAACGCAGGCACGGACGTGACGACCGATATCATCGTGCTGAAGAAGCGCGAGGCCGGTGCCGCGCCCGGTCCGCGCCAGTGGGTCGGCACGACCGATGTTATGCTCCCAACCCGCAGCGGCGGCACGGCGGAGACGGCAGTCAACAGCTACTTCGTCGAGAACCCCGATCAGGTGCTGGGCGAGCAGGGGCTATTCGACCTGCTGACGGCCGGCGAGCGCTACGGTGTCCGACTGCGCGACGGGCAGGACATGGCGAAGGATTTGCCGGCCGCGCTCCAGCGCGTCGCCGAGCGCACGCAGATTGCCGCGTGGACCGGCCCGGCCACCGACTTCGACACCGAGACGACGGAGCGCAAGGAAGGATCGTTCTACGTCGGCAGCGACGGTCGCCTGATGCAGCAGCGCGGCGGGCTTGGCTCGCCGGTCGAGGGCCGCGGCAAGGGCGTGAAGGGCGGCATCCCCGCGGCGGATCAGGAGCGCATCCGCGCCCTCGTCCCAATTCGGGACTCTCTTCGCAAGGTGCTGTCCGCCGACTTGGCGAGCAACACCGCGGCGGCGACAGCGGCGCGCGCTGAACTGAACAGCAATTACGATCGCTTCGTGCAGCAGTTCGGCCCGATCAATAAGGCCGAGATCCGCTACCAGCGCCCGTCCGTGATCGAGCAGGAATCGGCGCGAGCGCAGGCGCGCGAAGAGGCGCGGCTTGCCGGCGGGTTCTTCAACGAGGGCAGCTTCACGCCGGAAGACCCGAATGCCAAGCTGGCGGAGATCGCGGCGGCGCGGCGCGCGGCGCGCGAGACGGCGGCGGCGCTCGGCCGCGAGTGGGACGAGGGCGACTTCGACCCGGCAGAGATGCCCGACAAGGTAATCGTGAAGCGCCCGAACGTGGACGCCTTCATGGACGATCAGGAAGGCTACCGCCTCCGGTCGATCGAGCATTACAACGACGATACCGGCGAGGCGCAGAAGGGCGCGATCTTCTTCCGTAACGTCGTCAGCCAAGAGACGGTGCCGGAGATCCGCTCGGCGAACGACGCGCTGCTGTACGTCCTGAATCGGACCGGCCGCCCCGACCTCAGCGAGATTGCCGATCGCGCGGGCATCTCGCGCAGTCAGGCGCTGGAGGACCTGGGCAATAGCGTGTTCCGGGTGCCAGGGCAGGGCGAGACGTACCAGACCCGCGAGCAGTACCTGTCCGGCAACGTGCGCCAGAAGTTGGACATGGCGCGCGCGGAGGCGGCACGCGACCCCGACCTGCGGCGGAACGTCGCCGCGCTGGAAGCGGTGCAGCCGGCTTTGCTGGGACCGTCCGACATCTCGGCCAATCTGGGAATGCCGTGGATCCCCGCGCCGGTGATCCAGCAGTTCGCGGAATCGCTGGGGCTGAGCAACGTCAACGCGGTCTATCGCCCGAAGCTGGCGCAGTGGTCCGTGCATGGCAACGCCTACGGCGCGGCGGCGACGACGGAATGGGGCACCGGCCGGCGCAACGCGATCGAGTTGCTGAACGATGCGCTCAACCGCCAGCAGACCAACATCTACGACACCTATCGCGACGCCGATGGCAAAGAGCAGCGCGTCATCAACCCGGTCGAGACGCAGGCCGCGCAGGACAAGGTGCGCGACATGCGCGCCAAGTTCTCGGAGTGGGTGTGGAGCGACGACAAGCGGGCTGGAGAGTTGGTAGGACTCTACAACGAGTCCTATAACAATCTTGTCGCGCCGACCTATGACGGATCGTACCTGACGACGCCGGGCATCGCGGAGTCGTGGTCATGGCGTCCGCACCAGAAGCGCGTGGTGTCGCGCATCATCCAGGCCGGCAACACGTACATGGCCCACGCGGTTGGCGCGGGGAAGACCAGCGCCATGATCGGCGCGGGCATGGAAATGCGCCGGCTCGGGCTGGTGCGCAAACCCATGTACGCGGTGCCGAACCATATGCTCGGCCAGTTCACCAAGGAGTTCTACGAGCAGTACCCGACCGCGAAGATCATGGTTGCGGACGAGCGCCAGTTCCACACGGACCGCCGTAAGCAGTTCGTTGCCAACATGGCGACCGAGGATCTGGATGCGGTCATCATCACGCATTCTGCGTTCGGCTTCATCCCGGTCAGCGATGCGTTCGCCGACCGGCTGCTGAAGAAGCAGATCGACGATTTCCGCGGCATCCTGAACGAGTTGAAGGCCGAGAAGAGCAGCGACCCGTCCAAGCGGATCACGGTCAGCCGGATCGAACAGCAGATCGAGTCGATGACGCAGAAGCTGAGCGGTCGCAAGAAGCGGGCCGATCAGGTGTTCACGTTCGAGGAAACCGGTATCGATTTCCTGTTCGTCGACGAGGCCCACCTGTTTCGCAAGCTGGACTTCGCGACCAAGATGGGGAGCGTCCGCGGCGTCGACCCCAACGGCTCGGCGATGAGTTACGACCTGTTCGCCAAGACCCGCTACCTCGAAGAGCAGAACCCCGGCCGGAGCCATGTGCTGGCGTCGGGCACGCCGGTCACGAACACGATGGCGGAGTTGTTCAGCCTCCAGCGCTATCAGCAGGCGAGCGAATTGGCGGAGCGCGGGCTGGAGCAGTTCGACGCATGGGCCGGCGCGTTCGGCGAGACGGTGACCGCGCTGGAGCAAGACCCGGCCGGCGGCTACAAGCCGCAGACCCGGTTCGCCAAGTTCGTCAACGTGCCCGAATTGTCCGCGATGGTGCGGCAGGTCATGGACGTGGTGACCAGCCGCCAGCTTGAGCAGTACGTGGTGCGGCCGAAGCTGAAGGGCGGCAGCCGCCAGATGATCGTCGCGGAGCCGACGCCGGCCTTGCAGGAATACCAGCAGACGCTCGGCGCGCGCATGAAGGCGATCGAGGCGCGCCGCGGGAAGCCGAAGAAGGGCGACGACATCCTGCTGTCCGTCATCGGCGACGGCCGCAAGGCCGCGATCGATATGCGCCTCGTCAATCCGGCGCTGCGCGAGGACGAGCAATCGAAGCTGGAGATGCTGATCGATAGCGTCTCGCGCATCGCCGAAGAGACGAAGGCCAAGCCGTTCTATCGGGCGGAAGCGGGCGGCTACGCCAGCACGCCAGCGTTCACCGGGCCGGCGACTCAGATGATCTTCTCCGATCTCGGCATCAACGGAGACTTCCAGATCCACCGCTATATCCGCCAGCGCCTGATCGCCGGCGGGCTGAAGGATTCGGAGGTGGCGATCATCTCCGATTACAAGACCAGCGTTGCACGGCAGCGCCTGTTCAACGACATGAACGAAGGCAAGGTGCGGGTGCTGATCGGCAGCGTTCCGAAGATGGGAACGGGCGTCAACGCGCAGCGCCGCCTCTATGCGATCCACAACCTCGACCCGCAGTGGTATCCCGCGAACGACGAGCAGCGGAACGGGCGCGGGCTGCGCCAGGGCAACATGAACCCCGAGATCGAGATCCGCGATTACTCGACCAAGGGCACCTACGATTCCACGATGTGGCAGATGATGGAGACGAAGGCGCGCTTCATCGACGGGTTCTTCAACGGCGACCCGTCCCTGCGATCGATGGACGATCTGGGCGAGGCCAGCCAGTACGAGCAGGCGAAGGCGCTGACGACGGCCGACCCGCGCATCCTCGAACTGACGCAGTACCGGCAGGATCTGGAGCGGGCGCAACTGCGCAAGGCCGGGTTCGAGCGCAGTGTCTTCGCGGCGGCCGAGCGGGTGCGGCTGGCAGAAGAGACGATCGAGCGTCAGAACGCGGCGATTCCCGAGATCGAGAAGGACATCGCGCAGCGCCAAGACATTAGCGGCGACAACTTCAAGGCGACCGTGGGCGGCACCGAATACACGGTCCGCGCCGAGTTCGGTCAGGCGATCCTCGACCGCATGGAAGAAATGGCCGCGAAGAAGACGACGGTACGCGACCGCAAGATCGCCGAGATCAGCGGCTTCCCGCTGACGGTCGACGTGGCCGTGTACGGCAAGGATACGTCCGTCACGCTGTACCTCAACCGCAATGGCGAGCAGCAGCAGCGCATCCGCGCGGAGACGCCGGACGGTATCCCGCAGTCGGCGGCGGCGGTGCTGCGCGGCTTCGAGAGCGACCTCGCCGACGCGCGCGGGAAGATCGAGCGGGCGAAGACCGACATCGCCGAATACACGCCGCAGACCAAGAAGGCGTTCGCGGGGCAGGCCGAGATCGACGAACTGGCGGGCAACGTCAACCGGATCGAGAGCCAGCTTACCGCGGAAGCGTCGGCGAAGAACGCGCCCTTGCCGCCGCTACCGGACGGCGCGAAGCTGTCGGTCACGGACGAGGCCGCGGGCGAAGGCGCGGACATGGATGCCGTCCGCGCGAAGCTGGCGGCTGAGGCGAAGCGGATGGGAATCAGCGGTGACCGGCTGGTGATCTCGACCGTCAACACGCTGCTGAACGACAACCGCGTCGCCGGCATGTATTTCAACGGCGTCATCTCGGTCGCGCTCGACAACGGCGCGGACCCGACCGCCACCTTCCACCATGAGTTCGTCCACGCGCTGCGCGATATGGGCCTGTTCCGCGGCGCGGAGTGGGTCACGCTGGAGAAGGCGGCACGCGCCGACGCCAAGATCATGGCGCGCGTGAAGGAGCGTTACGGCAGCCTGGACGAAGCGGGGCAGACGGAAGAGGCTGTCGCGATCATGTTCGCGCAGTGGCAGGGCAACCGCACCGGCTTCATGGGTGCAGCGCTCGGCCGCATCCGCGACTTCATCGCCGCAATCCGCCAGCTGGTGACGCGCACGCAGACGGCTGGCGACATCATGCGCCAAATTGACAGGGGCGCGATCGGCGCACGCGAGGGCGAGGCGGCCGGCGGCGCGCCGCGCGAGAGCATCATGGGCGATGCGGCTGCGCCGAACCCGGCGACCGTGAGCGAGGCGACCGAAGCGGCGAAGACGCTGGTCGGGCGACTGGGCGAGGGCGTCGACGCATGGCGCGTCCGGCTTCAAGACCGCATGTTGCCCGCGCTGCGCGCCGAGGCGGCGGTGGAGCGGGTGATCGGCCGCGAGTTGCGTGACGACGAGCGTCCGTATCTGGCGGAAGAGTTGATGACCGGCCGTGTCGGCGCGAAGATGGAACGGCTGACCGACGCGCACGTCGACCCGCTATTCGCGGCGATGGAAGCGGAGGGCGTCAGCGCCGACGAACTGGAGTCGTTCCTGTACGCCAAGCACGCGCCAGAGCGGAACGCACACGTCGCCAGCATCAACCCCGATTTCGCCGATGGCAGCGGCTCCGGTATGAGCGACATTGAAGCAGCGGCGATCCTCGCGCGCATTGATCGCGCCGGCCGCACCAACGCTTTCGAGCGGGTGGCGGACCGCGTGTACGGGATGCTGGAGTTCGCGCGCAACGAACGCCGTGAGGCTGGACTCCTAAGTGAAGAGCAGGCGGATAGCTGGGACAGTGCATACGAGTTCTACGTCCCCCTGCGCGGGTTCGCCGAACTCGACAACGCCAACGAACGCGGCAGCACGGGAGGCATGGGCCTGACGGTGCGCGGCGCGGAATCGAAGCGGGCCTTCGGTCGCCGCAGCATGGCCGACGACATCATCGCGCATTCGATCATGCAGGCGGAGGAAGCGATCGTCCGCGGCGAGAAGAACAAGGTGGCGCGCGCGTTCTACGATCTGGCGAAAGCGTCGCCGGACCCCGACTTCTGGACCGTCAACAAGGTCACCATGAAGCGGCAGATGAACCCGCTCACGGGGTTCGTGGAAAGCTACCCGGTTCGCGCGCTGGTCGGCGAGGATGCCGACTGGACGGTCAGCCTGAAGATCGAGGGCAAGGAAGCCCGCGTGACCATGAACAAGGCCAACCCGGCGGCGCGGCGGTTGGCGGAGGCAATGCGTCGACTCGACGAGCAGAAGACCAGCCAAGCGCTCGTCTTCCTGGGGAAGTGGAATCGCTTCCTGTCGTCGGTCAACACCAGCCTCAACCCCGAGTTCATCATCACGAACGCCTTCCGCGACGTGCAGACCGCGGGCGTCAATCTCGCCGGCATCGACGTGCCGGGGCTACAGCGCGGCACGCTGAAGGACTGGCGCGCGGCAATGGCGGCGGCGACCCGCGGCGCGTTCGGCAATGAGACGGGCGAGTGGGGTCGGTGGTGGCGCGAGTTCACCGACGAGGGCGGGCGCGTGTCGTACAACCAGATGCAGGATCTGGAGACGCTGCGGAAAGAGATGGAGCGGCGGTTCGATCCGAAGCGTCGACCAAACCCGACCGGCCTCAACACCGCGCCGAAGCAGCTTGCCATGATCGCGATGAGCGACATCAAGGCGGCCTATGGCTTCATCGACAAGCTGAACACCGGCGTCGAGAACGCGATCCGCCTGTCGGCGTACAAGAACGCGCGGCAGGCGGGCGTATCGGCACCACAGGCGGCGAGCATCGCCAAGAATCTGACGGTCAACTTCAACCGCCGCGGCCAGTACGGTGTGCTGATGAACGCGCTGTACCTGTTCTACAACGCCAGCATCCAGGGCACGGCGCGTATGATGGTCGCGCTCGGCAACCGCCGGGTGCAGAAGGTGGTCGGCGCGATCGTCGTGGCCGGAGCGCTTCAGGAATTGCTCAATACCATGCTGTCGCCGGACGACGACGACGGCGAGCCAGTGTACGAGAAGCTGGGCGAGTTCGAGAAGAGCCGCAACATGATCCTCATGGTCAAGGGGCCGTGGGGAGAGTACCTGAAGCTGCCGATGCCGTGGGGGTACAACGCCTTCCACACGCTGGGCCGGAGCATCGTGCGGGGGGCCAAGGGCGACCGGCCGATGACCGTCGCGACCGACGCGCTGATGGCGTTCTTCGAGGCGTTCAACCCGATCGGCTCGGGGAGCCTGCTGAACATGATCTCGCCGACGTTCGCTGATCCGGTCGTCGACCTGACGCTGAACAAGGATTACGCCGGCCGCCCGATCATGCCGAACGACACGCCCTTCGGCCCGAAGGAGCCGGACAATCAGCGCTATTGGAATAACGTCAACCCGGTCTGGAAGGGCGTCACCGATTTGCTGAACGTCGGCACCGGCGGCGACGAGGTTGTCGCGGGCGCGGTCGACGTGTCGCCCGAGACGCTGGAATATCTGTTCGGGATGGTCACCGGCGGCGCGGGCGCGTTCGTGGACCGGACTCTGGCCGCGCCGCTGAAGCTGGCAGACGGCGACCCCGAGACGGTGCTGGGCGTCAACGACATCCCGCTGGCTCGCAAGGTGATCGGCAAGAAGCCGGCATGGTACGACAAGTCCGCGTTCTATGCTCGGCTCGAAGAGGTCGAGGGCGTGGTCGACAACGCGAAAAGCTATGCGCAGCGCAGCGGCGTGGCGGCGGCGCGGGCGTATATCGCGGAAGAGAAGCCGACCGTTGGCCTGATCGGCGCGGCGAAGGCGGCGCGGAAAACCATGTCGGAGGTGCGCAAGGCGCGCAACGGGCTGGAACTGGCGAGGGATCAGAAGAAGATCGACGCCGCCACCTATGCCGAGCGTATGGCGAAGGTCACGGACGCCGAGAAGCGGACGATTACCGCGTTCAATTCGGTCTACATCAAGGCGATCAAGCAGCCCCTGCGACCGTGACCGCAGGGGCTGCCGCCCTAATCAGCTTCCGCGAAATACAACTCGCGGAAGTCGGGCATCATGTTGAACAGGCGAGTGATCTCGGGGCTATCCACCGGCTGACCGGAATCGAGCAACGTCTCCAACCTGTCCATGTCCATCTCGCGCACGGTGCGATGCGGGTACGGAAACGTACCGACCGCCGCGCGCGGCATCTCACTCACCGGACGCGGCCAGCTGCTGCATCATCGCGTCGACTTCGCGCAGCGCCGCCTCGGTGGACGGCACGATGTTGGCCGGCGGGATGTCACCGCCCGCCGCCTTCAGCGCGAAGAACCGGCCGATCCAGTGCGCCGCGATCTGGCCGAGCGCATTGCGCTGTGCCTGGGTGGTGGCGAGTTCGCGCGCGATCGCGTCGGGCGTCGGCATCGCGTCGGTGTTCGGCGCTTCGGGTGCGGGTTCGGTCATGGTCTTCTCCTTCTTGTGATAGCCGATGATTCGCGCGAGTTTCATGCCGAGGCCGTTGACCGGCTCGGCGCTCCAGTTCCACGCAAAGCCGGGTCGCGCGCTTCCGTCTTCGACCAGCACGCATTTGTCTTGATCCCAATCGATCGGCGGCAGGTCGCCGCCAGCCCACGGCTCGAACCCAGCGGCGATCGCCTTATAAGCGAAGTGGTCGGCGGGTACGCGGATCGCAAGCAAGCGTTCCCACAGTTGGTCGAACTCCGCGGGGCGACAGGCGCGCGATGACCATCCACCATCAGGCCAGAAACATTGGCAGGGGGTCTTGCTGTCGAGCCATGCGGGCCGGCCGCGCAAAGCGATCGATGGGCCCCATTTGATCTTCATGCCTTCCTCCTTCACTTCAACAACCGCCCGAGATGGGCGAGAGAACGATCGGTGGCGCAGCGCGCCAAGTTCATGAAGCCCTGAGCCGCGGCGAAATCGCCGTCGCCGAACGCCGCCAGTCCGGCTGCATCCAGCGCCTCGCGCACGATGCGCGCGCGGTTCGCTTCCTTGTTGGGTTCTTCGCTCATGATCGGTTCCTATGCCGTGCGACGTTTGCCATAGCAGCTTCGACCAAATCGACGCCACGCACGCCTTCGTATGCGCGCTCCGATCCGAGCAGATGAACACTCTCCGTACCGCGATTATGGCACAGGTGGCAGAGTCGCACGACGAACCAGTGATCGCGGCGGCCGACCTTGCCGGGGGCGTCGGACAGCAGGTGGTGAACGCACTCGCCGGGCGCGCCGCATCCTTGGCACGCCTGCGGTAGCTGATCCCAATAGCGACGCTGCTCCGCGGTCGGACCAGCCCCCGCCTTCGGCTTCTGGCGTTCGTGCTTCACGCGATCAGGCGCGGAACGGCGCGGCGTCGGGCGGCGAAGGCGCAAGGGGGTGCGTTTCATGGAAACAGATCCCCAGCCGCGGCGGCAGCGCGAGCGCGTTCTTGGATGCCTCGTCGGCGCATCGGGGCATCGTAGCGGTTGTGACAGCGCTGGCAGGCGTGGAACATGCGATCTATGCTCGTTTCCTCCAGCGGCACACCATGCTGGTGAGCGAGCGTGAGGACGACGGTAGAGCCGGTGTCAGGATGGGGCTTGCCGTTCTCTACGTTGCACCGCCCGCCGGGATGGTCTTGTCCGCATTTGCCGTCGCACTCGCAGCGGTTGCCGCCGCGCTCCCGCGCTGCTTCGACCATTGCTCGCCACACGCTGCGAGGCGGATAGCGCTTTGCGTTCTCTGGTCTGATCGGCATCAGTAATCGTCCCCATAATCCGGCTCGGGCGGGTTCTCGTAGATGTGCTGTTCCACCTTCTCGTATTCTGCTTCGAGCAAATCGACCTCGCACCGTTCGCCGTCGTCGTTCACGAACCACGCGGTATCGAGTTCGACCTCGGCGGCGTCGCCTGGGTTCCAGCATCCGCCCGCGAAATAGTCGGTGCCACCGCCGCGATAGGTGTACGGCACCTCAATTTCGAGAACGCAGGGCGCATCCTCCGGGCCGCTCTCCAGCGTCCACGATAGGTCGGGCATGTCAGCCCTCGCGCCCCGGCACGACCCACAGCGGCACGATGCCGAACAGGTACAGCCGCCAGCCGCGCAGCACCTCGCCACCGTATCCGCCGACGATTCGCCGATGCTTGACCCTGACGACCGGCTTCCACGTCAGGCGGGGTTGGTATCGCGTTCGCATTTGCCTTCCTCCTTCTGCCGCACCTCTGGCGGCCACCATTCCTTCATGCTGTCGGGAGCATGACACATCCAGCAGTCTAGGGAGGATAGCTTGCGCTCTGCGGTTTCCTCGTCACGCGCGCCGCAGCGGCACGCGAAGAAACGCCGGCCCTCCCACCATGCCGTCATAGCCGCGCGATGTCCTCGACCGCGCCGAACCAGTCTTCCCGCGTGCTGCCCTCGACCACCTTCAGGGCGACGCCGATCATGGCCGAGTAAAGCTGCTCGAACTCCATCTCGTCCATGTTGTGGAACGCCCAGCTACGCGGGATCAGGCAGACCTCGCCGGTCATGGGGTTAATCGTCTCTTCGACGAACCCCGCGCCGATCGTCATCGCCTTGCGCAGCGCCTCCTTGGACGGATATTCCGTGTGCGGGTAGACGACATCCAGCAAGATGAACGCCTTGCGGTGCTTGCGCAGGTTCCGCGGCTTCGTAACCTCGGCGCGCAGGTCGTCGCCGATCTTCCACGTCTTCGGGATCTCTGCGCCTGGGGCCGGGACGAACCCGGCCGCCGTGCGACGAAGCCATAGCGTCGCCATGTCAGAAGCTGGCGTTCGGATCGAGCGCTGCGCGGCGCTTGGTGAACGCCTCTTGGACGACGCGGAAGATCATGGCGTCCACCTTGTTGACGCCGTTGATGTACCGCTTGTTGTCGTCGCGAAGCTGATCGAGCCGGTCGTTATCCTTCGCCGTCTCGACCTCGGCGATGATGGTCCGGCCCCAATCCCCCCAGCCTTCGGGCGGTTCCTCGACGCCAGTCGCCACGTCGCGCGGCTCGTCGCGGTCACGCCGCTCGCCCCGTGCGCGGAAGTTCACGTCGCGCCCGCCGTCCTCGCCGCTGTTGTCCTCTTCGGTCGCGAGGCCCATTGCCGCAGACAGGCTGTAGCGCTTGAAGAACGACACGACCGCGCCGACCTCCGCCGGCTTGCCGCTGACGTTCGGCATCGGGACATGTCCGGTGTCGAGCCATTGGCCGCTGCTGTGGATCAGCCGCGTCACCATGTTCCCGTCCGCGATCCGCTGCGTGTACCACACCCCGTTCTTGGTCAGGGCGTCGCGGATGTTGTGAACGATGTTCGCGAGCGTGGCGTAGCTGTACGAGTATTTGCCGCTGTCCCGCGTCTTGACCTCGACCGTGCGGTTCTGGTCGACGTTCTGGATTTCCTTGTTTGCCAGCGCGAGGGCGGCGAACAGATCGGCCACCTCCGTCGACATGCTCATGTTGGTGTCGGTCATAGTCCTCGTCCCTTGTCGGCGCAGAACGTCTCGTAATGCGCGCGCGATTCGCCGGTGTAGGTCAGAGACCCGTTGCCCCGGCGATAGATGATGTGGATGGAAGGCCGGCGCTTATCGTCCGGCCCCCACATCTTATAGCGGACCAACTCGTACTGATTGGTCGGTTCCGCCAGCGTTGCTCCCCGGCTATCGAGCCATGCCATGAAGTCGGCGCGCAGCAGCTTCTTGGCGTCGTGCGGGGCCTTCATACCGGCACCTTTTCCTCTTTAATCGTGAAGCCGGGGATCGAGCCCGGCGGCTTCGGCCCAACGCGGATTATGTCGCGCGCCTCGCCAAGCATCCACTCCTTCAACGCGGCCGGGCGCATCTTGCGGAAATACTCAATCGCCGCGGCCGGGTCAGACAGTTCCGGGTGATAGACCGTCTTCATCCCGATCGCCCGCCCGCCGCCGGTGGCGTGAACCTGCGGCTTAGCCGTCTCGGCCGCGCGCGCCGTCTTGTTGACCGCCTTGGCGAAGTCCTGAAGCCGATCCGCTTCCTCGCGCTCGGCGAGGCTGGCCGATTCGGCGGCCTTCAGCGATGCCGCGCGCGCTGCTTCAGCCGCCTCCTGCGCCTTGCGCTGCGCCTCGGCCGCGATCTCGCGCTGCTGGCGATCCAGTTCCGCCAGCCACGGGGCCAGCGCCTTGTTCGCGGCGGCAATGGCGAGTTCGGTCTTGCCCTTCCCCTTCTGGATCAGGGGATTGTAGAGCGCCTGCACCGCCGCGGCGGCGTCGTCGTGCGGCTTCTTCTCGGCGACGCGCTGCGCCTCCGCCTTCTTCGCCGCCGCCTGGATGCGCCGCTTCAGTTCGGCGATCTCGGCCGCCTGCGCTTCGTTCGCGATTGGCTCGCCGTCGAGCCAGTTCCCCGCTTCGAGATACAGGTCTTCGATCTCCTGCTTCACCGCCTCGTATGGCGTCGGCTCGGGCGGGTTGTTGTGGCCGACGCCTGCCGGCGGCAGTCCATCGAGGATGTCGCCGAGCGTGCCGACGCTGGCGGGTATTTTGTCGGGCATTGCTGTCTCCTTGGGTTGCCTTCCTGCCCATAGCTATGCTCTAACGAATATCGCGTCAAGCGCCAATAATGCGTTGACGACTATCATGGGATGCGTTTAGGAATGATGCCATGAACTATGCAGCACGGGCGCGGGCCGCTCTCAAGATGACACAGGCGGAAATGGCGAACGCCCTTGGGCTGACGCAATCCTCGGTGTCGAAACTGGAAAAAGCCAACGTGTTGAGCAAGAAGGACGCGCTTGCGATCCGCGGCTTGCTTGCCGAGCGCAAGGTTCGCCCACCTATCCCGTTGTCACCCCCCGCGCAGTCCGCGCACACGCAGAAGGAAGTATGATGCGACCCGAACGAATCGACGAATCAACCGGCGAGATCCTGCCGGCGGTCGGCACTGCCGGCGATGGCTTCAAGGTGCCGATGGAAACGCGCAGCGCTGGCAACCTGATCGACCAGCTTGAGGACGGACGGTTCTCGGCGGAAGTCTATCACGAAGCGAAGCAGCTGGGGCAGTTCCTGGGCGATCGTGCGCGCATGACGGAGCGCGATGCCAAGGGCAAGCTGGTCATCGAGATCGAGATGGTCGCCGAAGCTGGCGGCGAGACGTTCAAGATGCAGCCCAAGTTCACGGTGAAAAAGCCCGTTGTGGCGCGCCAGCGGTCGACCGCATGGCAGGACGACGCCGGCAACTTCACCCGCTTCCCCCCGAATCAGATGCAGATGTTCGATGTCCGCAACGTGGCAGACGAACAGCGCGGGCCGGTCCGCAGCATCTAACCCCCCTCCGCAGTGGAGCATAGGAGAATACCATGACCGAAGAGACGAACGAAAAGACGCTGCCCGAGCCGACGAACGCCAGCACCGGGCCGGCGGTATATGCGGACCTGCGCGGCGACGCGCTGGAGAAGATGTTCGAGTTTGCCGGCGATCACATGAAGTCGTCGGTCGGTAGCATCCTCGATCCGGTGTCCGGCGCGCAGGCGTTGGTGCGGATCGCGCCGGACGGATCGATCACGCCTATCCCGGCGAGCCACTTCAACGATTACCTGATCGGCCCGCGCACCCGCGGCGGCTCGGCGAACCTGCTGTCGCTCGATAGCTTCATCGCCCACGTCAACCGCTTCAGCGACGAGGACTCGGTGGTATTCGCCGACAACAATCGCGCCAAGCCCACGCTGACGGCGGTGCTGGATTACCACCTTGGCGACAAGAAGGATGGCGGTGCGACTGTCGCGCGCGGGACGCCGCGTTATGGCCGTCATCGGTCACTCTTCTCCTTCCCGCTGTCCGACGAATGGAACGCATGGCAGGCGAAGAACCAGACTGCCATGTCGATGACCGACTTTGCGCTGTTCCTCGAAGACCATATCGTCGACGTGATGCCGCTGAACGATGTCGCGCTTAGCGAGCAGTCGCAGAAGTTCGTCGACCGCCTGGGCGGCGCTACCCGCATCGCCGACCCGGCGGCGCTGATGACGCTCGCGCAGAACTTCCAAGTCTACGAGGCGTCCAACGCCGGCCAGTCGCAGAACCTGTCCAGCGGGACCGGTTCGGCGATGTTCGAGACGATCCACATGGATGCGGCCGGGCAGCCGTTGCAGGTGCCGCAGATGTTCGTCCTCGGTATTCCCGTGTTTAAGAAGGGGCCGATCTGGCAGGTGCTGGCGCGTCTGCGTTATCGGAAGACCGGCGGCAACATCGTGTTCTTCTACGAACTGTGGCGTCTCGACCTGATCTTCGAGGCAGCGTTCAACGAAGCCGTCGAGGCCGTGGAAACGGAAACGGGCCTGCCCGTCCTGCTGGGTTCGCCGGAAGCCACGGTCTAATCATGTCGTTCAGCGTCGACCTCCCCATGCCGCCGTCCGTGAACCACTCGTACACGGTGCGGACGTTCAAGCCCAAGGGCGGCAGCGGGGAGGCGACGCCTCGGCGCGGTCGTGGGTTGAGCGAGGGTTACAAGCGTTGGCGCGATGGCGCTGGGCTGATCCTCGCCGCCGCCTACAACCGCGCCGGTCGACCGAAGATAGAAGCACCGTGGGGCTGGGAGATCCGGCTGAACCTCGACCGCAACAGCGACGTGAGCAATTACGTCAAGGCGATCGAGGATCTGCTGGTGAAGGCCAAGGTCACGCCGGGCGACAACTGGATGGATGATGGGCGCGTCGTGCGCGATCGTACCGTGCAGTTCGCGCGGGTGACCGTGTTCACACTGCCCTGAAACGCAACACGCCCGACCTTCATGGAGAAAGGCCGGGCGCGGGGTCCAAGAGGAAGGCAATCCACCGTGGAGCAAGAGACAGATAGCGGCGACCCTGAGGCGATGCAAGCGGCCTTTGTGGCGCTGGCGACGAAGGTCGCAAAAACCAAGCGGTCGTGCAACGCGCTGGACGTGCAGATCGAGATTGCGCTGTTCGAGCCGGATGAAGAGTCTGCATCGATCCGCGCCAACGCCGCTGGCACGAAGGTGATCGTCACCTCTCCAGCGGGCAAAGACACAACATACCGGGCGCGCGACTGGACAATGGACCGGGCCGTCACGCTCGCCGTGCTTCGCTCTCGCGCGCAATCCAAGGAACAGGCATCATGACCACCAAGAGCCGTCACAGCTACGTCCCGTTCTATATGTCGGATTGGATGGCCGGCACGTCGCGGATGCCGCGGCTCATCAAGGCCGTCTACTTCGACCTGTGCCTCTACACATGGGACACGGCGCGCCCGGTTCCGAAGGCGGAATTGCTCCTGATGCTGGCCGACCTGCCGGGCACCCAGGGCGACCAGATCATCGACGCGCTGGTCGAGAGCGGCAAGCTGCAACGCGACCCTGAGACGGGCGCTGTGTGGTCGCACCGCGCGCTGGCGGAGGCGGAAAAGGCGTTCGATCTGTGGCAGCGCAAGTCGAAGGGCGGGAAGTCCAAGGCCGCGATCGACGCAGAGCAGAAGGAGTCCAAGTGCACTGCTGGCATAGATCAAGAACAAGACCAAGAACAAGACCAAGAGTTTATTAGGGAGGGTTCCCCTCCCTTGTCGTCGGGCGATGAAAAATCCGACGCTGACGCCGGCAAGGGCGAGGACGGCGGCAAGGGTGACCCGCCCAAGCCCGCACGCCCATCGGCAGCGCAGTGCGCCGAGGTGATCGGTGCGTGGAACGAGATGGCGCTGGAGCATGGCCTGTTGCAGCGAGCGGCGAAGATGACGGACGCCCGGCAGGCATCCGCCCGCGCCCGGCTGGAAGAGAACACGATCGCCGAGATCCGTGAGGCTATCGCGCTAGTGCCGGAGCGCCCGTTCCTGATGGGGACGAACGACCGCGGCTGGAAGGCGGACATCGACTTCCTGCTGCGCCCGAACAGCGTTTCCAAGATCATCGAGGGCAGCGCATACATGGACCGTGGCGGCGGCAAAGGTTCCGCCTGGAGGGACATGGCATGAACCCGCAGGCGATCGGCCAGCTTGTGCTGGCACACGACTTCGCGCTCGACGCCGCGGTCGCGCAGGTGACCGCCGAGCAGGTGAATGCGGCGATTGCCAGCTACGAGGCGGCCCGCCGGCCGATGCGGGAAGCCGCGCCCAACTTCCTCGACGCCGACGTGCGCAGTGCAAACAAGGCGTTGAAGGAGATCGCGCACGCAATCCAGATGATCGGGGCGAAGATCGCGCCGACGATGGCGGGCGAGCAGGCGAAGATGTGGCGGGATTCGATCCTCGTCAGCCTATCGAAATACCCGGTCAATGCCGTGCGCGCGGCGACTGCTGAGGCGATGTGCGAGCCGTTCAAGTTCATGGGCGACGTGGACCCGAAACTGCACGCGCTGGCCGAGCGGGCGGCGGACCGGGCGCGCGACGCGCTGTGGCGGCTCAACCGGATGCGGGAAGAGATCGCGCGCGCCGCTGATCCGCTACCGGCCCTGCCCGCGCCGCCGGAGATCACGCCCGAGACGCTGGCGGCGCTGGCCCGCAGCACGCAGGGGCAGGCGATCTTGGGTTTCGGCCTGACCGCCGGGCACATCGAGCGGGAGGAATACGAGGCGGCAATGCAAAATGCGCCCGACAAAAATGAAGGGCTTGTGTCCGACGAAAATGAGGGATACACCGCATCCACGGAAGGCAAACCGGAGGATTGAAAATGACCAAGATTAGGGCCGCAGTTTCCCGCTTTTGGCGAGCGTATTGGGCGGCGGTAACCGCTCCTGAAACCGAGGCGGACCGCGCCTTCATGCAGCAGTGGTGACCCAGATGGATGATAACCGCGAATACACGCTCGAAACGCTCGGGTCTTGGGCGCACCACCCGTATCGGCTCAAGTGCCTAATGGATGGCAAAGCAGGAACGCCGAAGTTCTACGGCGACCATGCCGAGGCTGAGAAAGCCGGGCGGGCATGGGTCGCAACCGGCGTGCAGCCGGCGGATCAGCGGGATTGATTGCAACGACGGCGGGCCGTGCGCGACCCGCCCACGATGCAACCAGCATCACGGAGGAAGGCAACATGAAACTCAAGTCGATCGGCATCGCGCTCACGCCAGATTGGGCGCGCAAGACCCAGGGCGAATACACCGCCACCGCCGAGATCGAGGGCGGCGGCTACGGCGACACGATCAAGATCAAGGTCGACCCGGAACATTGTGCGCGGATCGTGCTGATCCTGGAAGAAGCGGTCGCGCAGGCGATGGCGCGCGCCGCGGCGGAGTTCCGCGAAGAGGTGCAGGCTCGCCTCGCCGGTCCCGCGATCGAGCCGGAAAAGCTGGAAGGCTGATGAACCGGCCGACCCCGCCTGACGTGCTGTTCGAGTCGTCCCTCGAAGCGCTCTTCCTCCCCTCGCCGGAACTGGCGCAGTGGGCGGACGAGACATTCATCGCCGAAGACGCGGTGATCGAGAATGACGACCACGAACATCTGCGTCAGGCGCGGATCGGCTTCGTCTGGACGAACGAAGCGAACGAACGGCGCGGTCGGCTCATCCTGGGGACGGCGCAGCTGCTGCCGCCGTCTGGTGACAAGTGGTCGGTCGGCCGCGCCGTCGCGCAGCTTCGCGAGTGGTTCGGCGACGTGCCGGACTTCATGATTACGCTCTACGCCCCGGCCGCGATCGTCATGGACGACGCCAGCTTCTTGGCGCTGGTCTATCACGAACTGATGCACTGCGCGCAGCGGCGCGACAACGAAGGGCAGCCGATGTTCAACCGCGAGACGGGCCGGCCGGTCTGGGCGATGCGGGCGCACGACATCGAGCAGTTCGTCAGCGTTGTGCGTCAGTTCGGCGCGGACGCCGCCGGGGTGCGGGCTATGATTGATGCAGCGGCCGATACGCCGCTGGCGTCGGACCAACAGATTTCGATCGCGTGCGGGACATGCGCGCGATGACACGGGAGGAAGGCATGAAGGTGCACGACAAGCTGAATTACATGGCGGCGCTGACGCTGCTGTCCTGGTGCTACGTTGGCGCGTTGGTAATCGTTTTCTGGCTGGCAGGCATGTATGACGGCCGGGCCACGATTGCCGCCCTGGCAGCGGTCACGATCTTCACCTGCTGGTATGGGGATCGCACTGCCGATAAGGATGTCGGCATCGACGAAACCGACGAGGCAGGAGCATGAAGCGGCCCGTCACGTTGACTGCGATCGAGCAGTTTTTGCGTGTGACCGGCATGGGACCGTCACGCTTTGGGCGAGCCGCCGTCAGTGACGGTAACTTCGTGACCGACCTGCGCAAAGGCGCGGAGATCGGCCCGAGACGCCAGATTCGGGTCGCCCTGTTCATCAAGGATCACGTCCGCGCCGCGCGCAAGCAGGCCGACAAGTTGGAGGATCTGTTCCAATGACCGCGCCCCCTCCCGCCCACGACGCGGCTGCTATCGCGGAGATCGCGAAGGGGCTGACGTTTATTGAGCAATGCTTCCTGCGCGAAGGGCGTGTGCGGATGTCCTATCCCTTCGAAGTCAAAGCGCGCGATCGACTCGTATCCAGAGGCTTGGTTCGCAAACGGTGGTTTGGCTACCGCTTTACCCCCCTCGGCCACGTCGTCCGCGCCTCGCTGGCACAATCCAAAGGGGAGGAGTGATGGGCGGCTTCCTCGCTCCAATTATTTCGTTCGACGCGATTGATCGTGCCGAACTGAACGAGGCTCTCACCGCGTGGGGACACAAGATGGGGCCGCTGAACCGCCCATCGTTTCGCCCCGGCATCGCGCATGGGCTGAGACACGACGGCGTTCTCGTAGCAGTCACCGCGACCGAGCAGATGATCCCGGCCGCGACGGCAGGGCTGAGCCGGGATGAAGCCTTGGAACTTGCTCGGGTTTGCGCCGTACGCCCTGACCTTTGCCGCGTGGCGGTGCGCTTGTGGCGAGAGTTCGTGTTCCCTGCTGTGTCGCGCGCTTGGGGGACGACTTGGGCTATCAGCTATCAGGACGCCGCTCTGCATACCGGCGGACTGTACCGGTTCGACGGCTGGATACCGCTCGGTCGGTCCAACTCCGGGCCAGACAGGCGGGGGCTGAACCCCGGTCGCCGCAAGGTGATCTGGGGGTGGCACGCTGACCCTGTCGTCCGCGCGGAAGCCCGCAAAAGGATCGAGCGCCCGATGCGGGACGTGCGCACGACTTGGAACAACCAATGCCTCGGAGACGCCGCATGACTATTCCTGCACATACCGCTTGGTCGGGCAAGATTGGCGTCATGGGCTGCGTGCCGCTGCCGAAGGGCGCGGACTGGCCAATGCGGCAGGCGGTCGAGGAGGCTTTTCTGAGGCTCACCGGGGTCCATTGCGAGTTCGGGTTTACAGGATGGGGCGCGCAGCTAGACGAGATCGATTACGCCGTGATCTTGGATCGTACTAGCCAGCCTATACCGCAGCGGCAGATCGCGCAGGTGGAGCACCTGTATCGGCGCGAAGGCTCCCATGCCTATTGTGTCCGCTGCGGTGCGCGCGCCGGTACGCTTGGCGGGGAAGTATCCTGCGCCGCCCGCGCAGCACGGTTCATTAAGAAGCCGACTGTGGAGGGTCAGGCGGTCGGCGAGGAACGCAACGCGCTGTCACCGGAGGAGCGTATTCGCGCAGTCACAGCGAAGATGCGCCGCTGGATGCCGAACGCCTGTGGCGATTGGGCGGACGAGATTGATGCCGCCCTTGCTGATTCGGACCAACCCGCATGACCCCTTCGACCCAAGACGCGCGGGCAACCGGGCTGGTGGAGTTGGCTGTCAGGTGTGAACAGGCGACGGGGGCTGACTTCAACCTCGACATAGACATCGGCATCGCTCTTGACCGCGCGCCCGACGCTTTCACCGCCTCCCTCGACGCCGCGATGTCGCTGGTGCCGGCCGATATGGCGTTCTTGTTGGATTGGCTCCGGTACGATGGGAAGGGCGACCGTCCCGTATACTGGGAAGCCTTCGTCCAGTTCATCGACGACGCGGTGAATAGGGGCAACTCTGAAGCAGCCACCCCCGCGCTCGCTCTCACCGCAGCCGCCCTCCGCGCCCGCGCCCTCGCCGCCTCCACCAAGGACCAACCCCATGACGCCTGAACCCGCACAGCCAGCCGAAAGCCCGGAGG